AAAAAACTTCCAGTTTACAACGCGGGCAGGTTCAAATATTCGAGCACTATTGTGTGCAGCCGGAAACTATATATATCATGATAATGGTTTATTCGGCGCGTGGCGACCACTACATCCAAAGCAATACTCAACAGTATTCTTTTCGGGATTTCGTCAGACAATTACGTGGTCTAATAACGACGGAGGACGGCGGGCATCTCTCTGGCAGTGGAATGGGTTCGACGAGGTAGAATTACTAGACAAAGCACCCAATGTACGCTTCTTTGTTGAGCATCAGCAACGTATTTTTTGCGCAGGAGATAAAGAGAATCCCTTACGTATTTATTATTCAGGTGATCGACAACCGAACTTATATTTTAACCCAACACCGAAAAACACATCATTTGAATTTGATACTGTTATCAATGCGGGATACGTAGAAATCCCCGGCAAAGAGGGTGACGAAGTAACGGCATTATTCGGTGACTATTATGGAGTGTGCATTGTATTTACGCGTACTGGGGTTTGGCGCATTGATGGCCAAGGGCCGGAGAGTTACGGCCGTAGTGCCATTAATCAGGACGTTGGCTGTGAGACGGCACAGGCAGTAGCCCAAGTTGCGAACGATCTTTGGTTCATCAGTCGCCAAGGGGTTCACTCTTTGGCAGCGACAGATAAGTTTGGTAACATGGAGTCGCGGTATCCCAGTGCTCCAATCCAGAATCTCTGGACCGAGAACCCCAGTACTGTGCAGAGAATTAGTCGAGAATACCTGGGCAACGCAAAGTTGCGGTACAATCCTCCGCAAGGTCTGGTCTACGTGGCCGTACCTTTGACGGGGGATACCGCGGCAGAGAACGTGTATGTCTACAATATCAATACGCAGAGATGGTACGGCCCGTGGACGATTGATAGTCGTGCCATGGAGAATGTTGAAATAGCTTCCCCAGTCTTTGAAGTAATGATGCACGGCAATGCCAGCGGACAGATAGGCTATACCGATCCAGGTTTCAAGGCGGATTACGTGACCGACTCAGTGGACATGCTTCTTGAGAGTGCGTACCTAGACGGGCGTTCCATCCATCCAGCTCTACCCGGTATGATGAAAACATTTAAGAAATTGCGACTCTTTGTGTTGCCGCGAGGTGATTGGGACTTTAGTATGAAGATTCGGGTGGATGCCCAAATCGAAGAGGAATACCTGAATATTAGCCAGAACGTCTTTCCAAATGAAACCTTCTTTCTTGGCAAGGATGCGGCTACAGATAATGGTGATTTCAGACTTGATCTAACACCGGATGCTATCCTTCGATCCAGAGAAGAAATGGGAGTTATTGAACTGAATATTGACCAACGCGGATATGCGTTGGCGTTTATAATTGAACAAAGTGCAGCCGGTCAGGACTTGGTAATTCAGGGTATTGAACTTGAGTTTCTGGCCGATGGCTACGAAACGGAACATGAGGTAGATTAATGGCCGTCAGCCTTCCAACTTTTGAAGATCGTGAAAAGCTAACAGCTGGAAAGCTTAATCTGCTACGCGATGCTATTGAAAACAAGTTCTCAGCAATTACCGGCGCAGATTTGACATGGCCGCTGGTGGCGCAGGGCAATATTGACATGAATGGCTTCTCCATTGTCAACCTGCAAACTTTCTGGAACATCGTTAATGCCGGGGAATATACACTCGATACGGCCGGTTTTCAGCTGGCTATTAATGCGGCAATTGACTCTAGTGGAGGTTGCGTGCTAGTTCCGCCACATACGACGATTAAGATTGATGGAATTGATATCGGCGGCTCAGATATAACCATCATGGGTTGTGGGTCGAGTTCTGTGCTACAACTGACCGCTGGCTCTACGAGTGGTTGGATGATGCGAACCTCCACTGGGCTAAATAACATAACGATCGCCAACCTAACGATGGACGGAGCACTCCAAGGGACATTGCAAAAGGGCATTATTGCCCGGCAGGTTACGGGCTTTGAGATGCACCGGGTTTGGATCAAGGATTTCACAGGTGATGCTGTAGAGTTAACCAATGACGGATCTAATGGAAACTCCTGCATAGACGCCAGATTAGTTGACCTGCATTTCGATGGTGGCGTAACGACGCACATTATATCCAACGATGTGGATGGTCTACAAATGACGCAGATTGTCTCTAAAGATGCGACCACTGATGCCATCCTGCTGGAACCCACAACCACAGCAGGAATCATTCGGGACATCCAGGGTACCGATATTCGCGTGACTGGGGTTACGGATCGAGGTATAGTGATTCTGGGCAGCGGTGCCTTAGTGTCGGCCAACCAAAGCCGAATCCGGCTAGCAGCCTGTCAGGTATCGGGCTCAGGTGGAGATTCATTTGAAATAGGAAATGCCCTAAAGATTGTACAGCATGTAACCCTAACTGGATGTACGGCGCATACCTCTGGTGATAATGGGTTCGTTGTTGGCATAGATAGCGGCCTAATGACGGACTGTTACGCGCACGATGCTACGACTAGCGGGGCGGACCTAAAGACCAGCGATAGCCTCTCGGTCTATGACTGTCGTTTCACGGATGCCGGGGTATACGGAATAGATGCTGCCGCCTCTACCGATTGTATTATTAAGGGTTGTGATGTGCGCGACTTCTTTACGGCTGGCATCTTAAAGTTGGGCTCAACGAACCTACAGTGCGGTCATAATCCCGGAGAATTCGGCCTATCAATCGGGCAGAATATCCATGAAAGCCCGAACACGCAGGCTGTTGACGGAGACCTAACAACGCTCTACACGAAAACGATTCCCGGTGGACTTATCAGTAATGCCGGAAACGGATTTTACATACGTCTGTGGTGTAAGTCCAGTGGAACCGCAACGCCGGGTGTGCTCAGGATCAAACTAGACGGCACAACAGTTGCAACGATCACTGAACTAGGAGCGTTTCAGTACTGGGTAGAGATGGACGTGATTCTGCGGACAGATTCAGGCGGGTTTGCACCTGACGCAGCCTCAAATACTGAGGTCGGATACTACACAGACAATACGATTTCGCCGATTGCCATCGGGGTTATAGATGCCAGCGCAATTTATACAATCGACTGGACAGCCGACGTAGTTCTCCTAATCGAAGCCGATCCCGGCGATACCAATGAGTTTTCGCTACACAAGATAACTGTAGACTTTTACGGAGGAGAACAAATATAATGATCTATCGGGACGGGACGGCCGATGATTGGCCGAAGATAGAAACATTTCTCGCAGAGACCGACTACTTTACAGCGATCGACTGCGCAACACTCGGCGGCCATTGGCTAGTCGCTGAGCACGATGGGGATATCCTAGCAACCATCTGGTGCTTTACCGAGCGACCACACGCGTATTTAGATTACTTCGCGGGGCGCGGGAAAACTGCCGCTACACTTGGGATAATTGCCGAGACTATGCTCAAACGGGCAGGAGTCCAGTATGTACGTGGCATGATTCGCTCAGCCAATACTTCGGCCCTTCGGTTAGCCACTGAGGGACTCGGAATGTTAACCGTAGACAAATATAATTTAGTATTCAAGGAGATTGCTAATGGGACAGCAAAAGACGACCGTGGAGAGCAGTGTTCCACAGGCAGGGCAGCAAGAGCAAGACATCCTAGCACTGTTGCAACAACTAATGACTAGGGCTGGTGGCCAGCTCGGAGACTTGCAGGGTCTCGCTAGCGGCGACCTTAGTGCGTTTGGCCCTACGTCACAGGACAAAGATTTGATAGCTCAGAGTCTCGGCTTTGCCGGGGATCAGGCATCCCGCCAGTTGGAGAGACTGTCGTCTCAGGGGCAGGCCAATTTGACGGAGCAATTGACTGCTACCGGACAGCAAGACGCCAGTATCGAGAGTGTTAAACGCGCCTTAATGGAGACTAGTCTGGGCGATCAACTAGCAAATCTAATCAGCCAACAGGGAATCGCTGGCGGCCAAGCCCTAATGAATCTGCCATTTCAACGGGCACAGGTAGCTCTCGGAGCTAATCAATCGCTATTTCAGCAACTCAGTGGGGCGGCCAATCCGGCGTTGCAGAGTCTACTTCAAGGACGCTTAGCACAGGGCACCCAAACTACGACTCAGCCGTTTATCACAGGCGGTGATCTGCTGGGCGCTGGCGCCAGCTTTGCGAAAAGGAAATAACAATGCCTAACCTTAACGGATTATCAGACTTTAATTTGACCGCCGACTCACAGAGTAACAGCGTAGCGGACGATAGCGAAGATGTACTTACGGAACTGCTGGGCAATTCCATCATCAGTGACGCTACAAAGGCGAAGCTATTAGGTGAGAAAATCGCGGAGATCGAAGGGGCTGAAGGCACTAGTCTCATTGATCGTATCCTCAGCCCAGAAGTCCTGCTGCCCCTGCTGGGTGGCGGGGCCGCTGCCGCCTTCGGCGGGAAGGGCGGAGCTGCATTTGGTGGCGGACTGGCTCTTGGCGGACTCGATAACCTGACCAAATTCAAGGAACTTGAGAAGGCACACCGACAAAAGGCCGTTAGCGATTTACAGGATCAACAGGATAAGATTGAGACGTCTCTTGAGAAGAAACGTAACCGCCTAGCAACAGCAATCAATACGAACCCAGAACTCTTCAAAGCCCCGGACGGAAGCGTACCAGACCCGGAAACTTTGGGCCTGCTTATCTTTGGCGAAGAGCTGGGCATATATCCACAGACGCGTAGACTTGAACAACGCCGGGACAAGAAGTGGGATGCCCAGTTGGAGTTCTTTACGGAGACGCTCCAGAAGGCAACCACTGTTGAGGATGCCAAACCAGTCGTTCAACTGCTTTTCGGCCATCTTGGCTGGGATAACGCCTCGGCTGGTGTCATTGACAATATGACGAAGATTATCGGAACCCCGAAATTCGACACAGCATTTGCTAGTACCCTGTTGCGTTGGGGTGGGCACAGTGGCCTAACAGCCATGCGCCATGCAGCAGAGAACCAGCTTCCTCTCACACACCCGGACGTACTGCGTAAGGTCAAGTTCACGAACCAAGATTCCATGCAGCCTTCGCAGGTGCTTACGTCCAAGTATATAGGCCTTGTGACCGAAGTTAACGAGTGGCAGAAAGAAAACGCAGAACAGGCCCAGTCTATTTTAGACGGTGCCGATACCCCGGAAGAGGGTATTCGCCAAATGGCGGACGTAGTATTCAGCGACCGAACTGGCGATAAGACCGTCTTTCTTGATAAGGCAAATCTTCCGGCCAACCACTCACTTGAAGAATTGCTTCGGGCCTATGGTATCATAGACAAAGAGACTAGTTTGGCCAGTTTGATAGCCCAAAAGGAACAGCTTCAAGCTGTAAAGGGTATGACCTCAGAGCAATTCAAGAATTGGAAAATGAACAACACCGTAGACTTTCTGGACAGTGCCAAGCAGACCGCCCAAGAAAACGTGGGCCGCCAGATGGCATCCCTGCGAAATAAGAAGCGTATGGTCATAGCCGAGGCCTTGCCCGGTGCTAGTGACGAAACGATTCGTCTAATTCTGAACATCACGATGGAAGGTGCCCTTGATAGGGCGGCTAAGAACCCAGACGGTTCGGTAAATGTAGCGGATTGGGAGCGTATCATTGACGGCTTGCTGCCAGATATGATTAAGACTTACCAAGAAGTACAGCCGAATCCTCAATAGAGGGGATAGGACATGGCGTCCTTACGAGACAAACTTAAAGCACGCGCGAAAGAACAGCTGCAAGTAGGCATCACGGAAGCAGAACGCGATTCCATTCGCGCTATAGCCACCAAGAACGCCGGACAGCTGCGTGAACATGCGCCACAAACCGAAGTCAAAGATACCGGTGCAAAAGACATTGAGCAACTTCTTCGGGAAAGTCGGATGGCCCTAGAAGCTGCGGGATTTTCTCCGGAAACAGTGCGTTCTGCGTTGACCACTGATAGCACGCAAGAGATAGCCGACCTCGATTTGGGCAAGATGTATGAAACCATTAGCCCTATTTTCGATCAGAACAAAGAAGGGGCTGAGCTGGTTCTGCGTCTGTCGCAGCAGTTCAAGGAGGAAGGCCTAGCCGCCGATGGAGAGAATCTCGACGCTCTCTTTGAGATGGTGAATAGGTGGGGTGCAGGTAACGTAGCCAAAGCCGCCGAAGCCCGAAAATGGTGGCAGCGAGGCCTCCGTAAAATCGGAAATTCCACGGGCGATGTACTAAATGAAGGCGCCATCAATGTCAGCATGGGCCTCTCCCTGCTGGACTTTGCCTCATGGGCCAACAAGAGGGTCCGCCTATTAGCAGTACCGAAGTCTCAGCGCGCCGACATTGAACAACGCGTTCTTCCTAAAATTCGACTAGACGGGGATAAAGAATTCAGCCTTGGTACTACCGCTGCGCTGCACCTACTTAAAGAGCGTGCCATTGGTCTTAGCAAATTCTGGGCCGGACAATTCCTTAGAGCACCCGCATTGGGCGTTGCCGGGATTAAGCAAATTGAAGCGGCCAAAGGGCAAGCGGTTCCACTGATAGCCTCGCTCGGAGAAAACCTGTCGTGGCAAGAAGTCATTGAGTCGAATTGGGAGGCAGCCGGTGTGGACATGGACGATACCTATAAAACCCTATACGATATGGGCAATCAGGGTAACGCCGTTATGGCCCACATGGCATTTGCCGATGCCGCCTCTGAGGTAGTTGCTGACGTGTTAATGCTAGTTGGCGGCTTACCTGCAAGGATTCCGAGTCTACTCCGTAAAGGGGCAGCACGTGTTTCTCCCGGTAAAACGGCTACCGTTCTTGGTGATATTGCAAGAAAGACCTACCGATTTGAGGATGCCAAGGTTGCATGGGACGCCGCCAACAAGAATTTGAAACACGTTGAAGCCGGTCTGCAGGCCGAAATAGAAACAGCGCGCGCAGCAACAGGGGAAGCCCTGATCTCCGATGTATCGGCTCGAAAACTGGTTGCAGCTCGTAAACAACTATTAGTCGAGACAAAGTGGCTTGACCAATTCGCGGATGCCGGACCACACAATATTATTATGCTCCGCACAGCCCGCCGACACCCGGACGAGTTACCTGATCTATCAACGACCAGACGTTATCTTGATGATGTATCGCCGGAAGAGGGCTTTACGCGTAGGGTTAATATGGACGACATCGCCAAAGAGATGCATGAGCTTCGCAAGAAGGAACTGCTCCGTGAAATGGACAATCCGGTGGATTGGAATAACGTTGACGATCTGCCGCTCTTCCAGCGGCGACAGCTTATGGGGCCAGATGATGCGGAGGCAGCAGGTGATGGACTCAATCTAATGGCTCGTGCCGGTGCTCCGTCTGTTGACGATATTTACGTTTACCCGATGACGCCAGAATACGGCGGCCTGCCTCAGTCACAAATGGCCTTGATTAACTGGCGACAGGTTCAGAAAACAAACAAGGCTGTCGAGGCTGCCCTAGCGGCACGCGTTGTCGAGAAGTCACGGGATGAACTGTTCAACAGCACGGCCACGATGCTTGACAACCACATCTTCGTCGCCAAGAAGCAACTCGGCAAGGTCCGGGAGTTGGGCGACAAGGCGGTCATCAACGTACAAGAGGCAGTACTGAACACGCTTAAGAAGCACCAAATTTCTCTTAGCAAAATGGGCAAGTTTACAGATAAGACGCGTAAGTTCGACGATATCTGGGCACCCACACATGACGAAGGGGTTATGAGCACGCCAGCACGCCTTAATAGCTGGATGTCTACAGCACATGACCGTATGATTCGGTCGCTGTATCCGGGTGGTGGAATCTTAGATTCCGACTTCATCCTCCAACGCGGCGGAGTCCAAACGTTTCAACTCTTTCGAGAGCCACAGCGATTCCTGGAAACCTATTCGCCCGGTGCGTGGGAGAGATTCCGCAGCCAAACCCTGCGCTATAACCAGGAAACTCGGGTCTGGTACGATCAGATTCTAGACGGCGCCGAGAAGGCCGGGGTTATTCGTAACCGAACCAATTGGAACCCAAAGAAATCTTTTGCGCCATATAAGGTTGACCCGGAAAAGAATCGAATCCTATTTGACTTACTCGACAGTGAGGTTGGAAGCGAAGAATTTGTAGAGGCCTCCGCCAAGGCAACCCCTGAACTGATGAAATTTCACGATCAGATTCGGAAACTGTTGGACCATGTGGCAAATCTACAGGGCTTGACAGATACACCGCGCTACTTGACGGGCTACATTCGCCACGTATTCGACCACTCACAGTTCTCGGGCGGGGCGCGGCCCTTAGAGTACATTGGCCTTCCGGCGAAGGCAGAGGTATTTGCCAGTCACTTACTTAGCCGGACAGGGGCACAGGGCTACCAGAGAGATGCTATGTTGGCGCTGGACCTCTATGGGCGGGCCTTCAACAGAAAACGTATTATGGAGCCGCTCTTCGACGACATGATCCAAACGGGCGCAGAAATGTCCGCTAGGTGGAAGAACCCAACATTTCAAACCTACATGAACGATCTGGTTTCCACCATGCAGGGCAAGCCAACACCGCTCGGCCACCGAATTGACGAGATGATTGGTGCAGCCATCAATAAGGACGGTACACGGCGCTGGGTTCCGCAGGTATGGGACAGAGCACTCATAGGTATGTCTGGTCTTTTGTGGGCCGGAGCATTGCCGGGAAATCCACGTTACCCTGTTATGCAGATTGCGACCGGCCTTGCTACATCCGCTGGGCGTTTCGGGATGCTTCGTACAGCCCGCGGCTTATTTGAGATGGCAACACTTGAGGGGCAGGCTCTTAACAAGCAGATAGGAACATACGATACGTTTCTCGACATTTTTGAGTCTGACTTCTTTCGACGCTTTTCCACCTTTATTGCTAAGCATGGCTACACCGTTAGCCCGCTTGGCATCCATTCAACCGCTACCACGGAGGAACTTATTCGTGGAGCTACTGCCATGGCGGCGGTAGATGTTCATGCAGCACGGTTTGGGTTTTCATCGTGGAATGAAGTGGTAGCGTCAGGGTCCAAGTTTCAACGGCGAATCGCCTTTGAAGCCCTGCGTTCGGCCGAAGAAGTTAATCATATGTTCGGAGCGGCGGGCAGAAGCCCATGGGTTACTCGAACGATATTCCAATCGAAAGGGGTAGCTGTTGCAGCGACTCAGTTTCTTAGCTTTATTCCAAAGCAGATTGAGGAACTGGCGTTTCAGTTCACCCGCAATCCGGGTAATATCGTAACCTATCTGGCTGTTTCAGGTTGGATATCGCGGATCGCTGCGGAGGAAATGGGTATTGACGTAACTGATTACGTTGGACTCGGCTTTATTCCCAAGGAACCACGAGACGTTTCAGCCCCAGCTGTCGATGCCTTTATTAAGAGCATGGACCTCATGCAGGCACTCAGCGACCGTGACCCCGAGCGGGTATCGCGGGCTACAGAGGCCTACTTGGGTGCGCTGGATACCCTGCTCCCCATGTTTGTTGCTTTCAGTACTGCGACTAAAGCCGCTGAGCGTCTTGAAAAGCGCGCACAAGTCACGCGAACCGGCGAAAGGCTTCGGCCCTTAGACTTTGCAACGACCTTTCCCATGCCCGGCGATTCACCGCAGCAAGTTCTTCAAGGACTAGGTGAGTCCATACGGCCCGGAGAGGGTATTGAGGGAGAGCCAGCGCCCGGATTGGGCGGCGACTTCCTACCGACTGTTTTTGGGCAGCAAGCTATCCGAGATAAAATCTTTCGCGGTGGCCAGAAGGCAATCACACGCACGCGCCAAAAGTTCTACTTCAATATGCGAGTTGCTACACAGAAACTAATCGACGGCATAGAGGACAACAACCAAAAGAAGGTAGACGAGGCCATAGCCGAGTTGACCAACACATATAGAGTCCGCATCACGGGCACTAAGGGAATTGAGAAAGCCATGTCAGCGCGCGATATTTCATACATGCTGCGGGCCATACAGCACGACCCGCAATTGATTGATGAATACATGCGCATCATTCAAGAGCGGGGAATAGGATTGGAGCCATAATGAGGAAAGCACATCCAGACGATCTCAGCAGTGTCGAACGTCTGCTCTATGACGAAATCGTAGAGACACGACAAGACGTAAAGCGCATTGATCGTCGACTGGCCCGTGTAGAAGTGAAGTCGGGATTCATAGGGGCGCTCAGTGCGACGGCTATAGTCCTGCTGACTAAGGTTAAAATGTTCTTCGCAGGTGGTCCGTAATGGCATTATTTGATCTAGCATTACAAAAGACACTGAGCACCGAAGGCGGCTACGTCAACCACCCCAGCGACCCCGGAGGGGAAACCTACAAAGGTATCGCCCGCGCCAAAAATCCTCATTGGAGTGGGTGGGAACGTATTGGCTCATATAGGGACAGTGCAGCATTTCCTACGGTTCTGGATGCAGATAGTGAGCTGCAGAAACGTGTTGCCGAATTCTATTTCGCTCTATATTGGAGCCCCGTTGGTGCGCCGATGTACGGAAATCAGTTACTTGCCAATGAAATGTTCGACATTGCCGTACACACCGGAGTCTGGAAAGCAGTAACGTTTCTGCAACGTGGCCTCAACATTCTGAACCGACAGGGCACGCTCTACCCCGATCTCGTAGTAGATGGGGCCATGGGGATTCGTACCTTAGCGGCTCTTGAAGCTTACGAAGAAGTAGAGGGGCCAGGGTTTCTGCACAAGGCACTGGTAATCCAGCGCGGGGCGTTCTATATAGACCTTGTTGAAAAGCGAGAGCGATCGGAGGCGTTCATAAGGGGATGGCTAAGAAGGGTAGTGGTAAGGTAACAATTAAACAGGTCGCCACTCCGCAGAGATTAACGTTTGCTATTCGAGTTTTGCTCGACTGGTTAGACTTTCAATGCTTTCCCGGAGACGATCTGTACTCGAAACGAAAATGCTACTGGTGGATTGTCTACAAGGGCACCAAGCCAATTGCCTTCGCCGGGTTGAAGCCATATGACAACGGTGAGGGTTTTATGTGCCGGGTGGGAGTACTTCCCGGCCACCGAGGTCGTGGTCTACAGAAACAGCTGTTAATCCTACGAGAGGTTAAGGCCCGCGAGTTGGGTCTGACGGACTTATTCACCTACACGCTGCTGGTTGCTGCCAGCATCAAGTCCTTGCTGAGTGCAGGGTACGAGATTTACCCTCCCGAACATGAATACGCCGGGGAAGAAGTTTTATATTTTAGAAAGACACTATGCGAGGATACAGAAAAGTAATCATAGCGGTGGTCGTTATTGCGGCCGCAGCTTTCATGCCATTGAATGAATTTCAGGCACGAGTGTTAGAGGCCGTAACCTGGGCTACACTTGGCTCAAATGCGGCTATTCATATAGGAGGCCAAATTGCTCAAGCAATTGGTAAGCGTAATACTGGCAGTAATAATGGCGGTGTTGGTAGTGATGGGGCTTCGGGGTCGGGGAGATACAAAGAAGAAGGAACAAGTGATACGCCGCGGCCATAAGGTTGAGGCGGATACCGCGTGCAAAGAACATGAGAGAAGGAAAGATGAACGCATTACTGAGGCGGATGCCGAGAAGGATGAAGCACGCGCTAATCGTGATAGCAAGCGTCCTGCTCCTGGTGCCAACCGCAAAGATGAGCTACTCAAACGAATTCGCGGACAGCGTGGGCGTAAACCTAACCGTGGCCGAAGCAGATAGTCTGCTTGATCTGGTCGATGACCAAGCCTTGCAGATTGACACTTTAACTATCGACTTACGGCTTGCCCATTGGCAGAATAAAGAAGATAGTCTATTTTATGCTCGGATGCTGCAGCTCCAAGAACAGCAGTACGAGCAAATCATCGCGGTCTATAAAGAGGACCGCGGCAACATCATAGTCCGCTTTCTAAAGCAGCCTGCCCTTTGGTTTGTGGTAGGGGCTTATGCCGGACTACAAGCAGCGAGGTAAATATGTCCGTTCTCGGAATCGGCATCGACCTAGTTAGTCTGTTCATCGGCATGGCACTCGTCGCCTACGTCCCGGCTCTCGGTACGGTAGCGCGATGGCCTATGTCCTTTGTGTGGAACCTAGCCGTGGTTGAGCGTTTCAAGCAAAAGGTTCGTGATTGGCTAGGGCTTTAATCTAGCGATTAAGTAAAGCATCACGAAAAAAGCTATCAAAATAAGTACAGCTTCCATAGTGCGTCCTTCCTAAGTAAGATGGGCCGGGACTCTTTCCTACCCCGGCCCTAATTATGTCGACCAGCCTCCGGCCAATTCCGGATACTCCGGTGTACAACTCCCGCCACGGGTTTTAGCCTGCGCGGTATTTCGGGCTAGTGTTTCTTCTTCTTCTTATCCTTAGTCTTTACCAGAAAATAAGTTGCTGGCTCACCCTCTTCTTTGATGGGCATTGTCTCAGTGATCGGTAACCCGGCCCTATAAAGCGCTTCAGCAGTAAGTTCCATATCTGCCAACATCCCCATGGCCTGTATTCCGTGCCACGGACAGCGCAAAACAGTACGCAGAAACCAGTAGCCGAACTTTTCACGAACCGATAGACTTAATCTATCGGGCCTCATATGCTCTGGTGTATTGTCCCACCAACGAATAGATTTTAATTTCCTTACCATTACATCTTCCTCAACGATTTATCCAGCCTCACATAGCCGGTGTTTCTCTCCACTGGTATAGCCCTATCATCCCAAATGGCAATCAGATGCTTGTCCTTCGTCGCCGTAATCTCCATCTCTATACCATGCTTCTTAAGCCATGCCTCTACGTGATGCAGGTTCTCCGTGTCGTTTGCGCGCGCTGTAAACAACTTGACAATAATACCCTTCCTAATCCACTCTCGCACGCGCGTAATCATGGGCTTGATGGGCTTGCCAATCTTTGAGGCGTCGGACCAGCCGTCATACGCAGCCAGCGTACCATCAAGGTCGACGCCTATCCAACGTTTATCACTCACAATGTCCTCGATTGGTGAAGGCGTATATTCTGGTGGGTCGGGTCCAGAACCAGACTCCATATTAATTGTAGCACATTCCCAAGCTACATAGCCAATAGCAGTATCCCACGCATTAATTAATATGGGGTGAATCGTACATTCCGCCCCTATACTGTCACTAGTCTGAAAGGTCCTATGCAACTGCCTATAGGATAACATAAATGTCATTCGGATGCATGACCTCTAGTATCATCATTTCGCCCTTGCTGTCAGCCAGCTCGATAAGAACCGGATTGTACTTGGTAAAGATAGCCACATCCAGTACACTCAACTCTCCTAATCTTACCGCTGCATCACTCTTGAATTCATCGTCCTCTAATTGTAAGCCGGCACCCAATGCGACAACGGTTCCGCGAATTGGTTTTTTCTTTGCAGAGTCCGGCAGTATAATCCCCCCTGTAGATTTGTCAGCTGCCCCATCTCGTACAATAAAAATTCTATCTCCGGGGAACCTGTACCCCATGGCCGCTATCTCAGCGGCAATGCCCATTGCTTTAGAACGGGCTTCCGATCTTTCCACGTTTTACCTCCGCAGCTTTTAGTTCTGTGAAATTCATTCTGTTAGCGGGGTGTGCCGTGCCTCCCCATGAGCACAGACTGTGCGCCCACGCGTCGGCCAGCGTCCGCTTAGTTTCAAGCGCCACCTTTGTCATGTCCTTGAACGGGGACACGGCAAGTATCTCGTCCTTCGTAGCACCGCCATCATTTGTAGCCATCACCTTACTGGTGGCTGGATAGACCTCTGTCACCCAGCATTGCTTTACGTCCGCAGCTACGCGGAAGTAGATGCCAGACTCGATCTCTTGGACCAGCCGCATCTGCTTGGCAAATGATTGCGGGTTCCCATACCGCCCCTTCCTAAGAAACGGCAATTCAATACTAATATCCACTTCTTCAACCCCAAGCGCATCAATCCATCCAACGAGTACGTCGATGATTGCTGCCGCTAAACTCAGCACCCGCGTCACATCCGGGTCAGCGGTATCGGTGCAGGAGAACGTAGCCCACGCCAGCGCCACATTCTCGTCCCTATCGTCAATGACGACTGCTCCGCTCTCGGTCAAGCCGGGGTCAATGCCAATCCCTATTTTCACTGAGTCAATATCCAAATCTCAAGACCACTTTTATCTTTTTGGCCGGAATTTACGTAGGTAACCGCTTCCGGCATTTCGTGGCTTTGATATGGAAAAGCAGCCCAACCTGTAACATTATACCTAGTTATCCTATCTAACGGGCCGCCCCTAAAAATTATATGTCTCATGTCTTAAACCTTCCTATTTGGTCAGCTGGTATTTCCCCGGCTGTTCTCGGGGAACCGGCTGAGAAGTCAAGTACTTATAAAACTGAAACGCCCGATCCGCGTCACCAGCATACATCAATCTGTCCGGTCCAAACCGAACATCCTCGTAAATGGTGCAGGCGGCATTGGATGCATTACTAAAAGCCCCTGCACCGTTATTCATATAATAGTGACCAGTTGGTTGACTCAAAAGCAAGCAACACGCTATAGACAGCGCAATAGCCGCCCCAACAAATCCGCCCAGTATTTTACCTATTGTCTCCCACTTCATCCTCATATCCTTTCGCTTATCTATTACTGGTGGCCACGGACTACGTACCATCAGAGCCTCCAATTGTAATATCTGTTACTATCTCCCGATCTCGTAGGTCACGCACTTGGTTCCTATCCAAGTCACTATGTAACGTCACTGTCGGTCGATTCGTGCCGTCTCGTTGCTTGAGGACTCCCATCCTCAGCTGGGCATTACGGAGTTCTTCGGCTGATTGATTCATACCCAAGATAATGTCCGCATGCTTGATGATATCCCAGCACTCCGAAACGTGTTCAAGGTTCACTACATCCAGATTGGAACCCTGTCTATTTACCTGCCATGCCGTTATCACTGGCAAATCCAGCTCAACGGAGGCAGCCCTAATGTCTTTACCCAGTTGACCGTACTCATGGCGCTGCTCTCTCCGCGCAAATCGCTGCTTCGGATTCGATACCATGAGTTCGAGATAGTCGATAATGACTAAATCTACTTCATCGCCCTTGGCCCGCATCCTCTTGACGAGAGCCTTCACGTCGTTGGGGCACACGTCCATATATGACCAGTCCTTGATCTTCACGAAGCCACCGGCCTTGGTAAGCTGCGTGCGCCCTGCTACTACTGTGCGGGGCCTATCAATCATCTCCACTCGGGTTAGCCCTGTGAGCGTGGCATCGTAGCGCCGAGCCACTCGACGGGCTGCTATTTCGAGGGTGACGTGAAGGACTTTTCGGCCTTGCGCTGCCGCTCTCGCACCAACTGCGCAGAGGTACGAAGTCTTACCACGGCAAGGGGGAGCAAGAAAAAGAAGCAGCTCTCCACTAGCAACACCACCACCAAGGCAGCTATCAAGTTCAGGCGAGATACCGAGAGAACAAATAGCTGACCTATCGTCAACTTCTCCCGGAACACCCGATTCACTAAGGTCCATGATCTCTGAATTGACACCTTGGCCGATATCCACTGCTCGTTGCACAAGATCATAAGCGATACCGGCGTCCAGATTATCTTCGCTAAGATTCGTTGCAATGTACTGTGCAGCTTTAGCAAGATACTCCCTCTTTGTGAACTTATCGACCGAGTGTCGTAAGGCTCCGGAGTTGACTTCCGGTGTTTCTTCGATGCCATCTATTACCTCCAATAGCTCGTCTGCGCGTGTCTCTCCCTGCCGGTACTGGCCAATCACATTGACCCGCAAATCTTGCAGGGTGAAATCGCCGTCTACTGCAGTGTGTAGGCTCTCTATATGGCCGTACAGCGCAAGAGCTATGTTATCTGTGAATACTTCTCCCAGCCTACCGCCGAACTCCATCCAACCGTCTTTAGTCAGCAGGGCCCGCAGGGCTGTCGCTTGTAGTTGGTCCATATTAAAAACCTATGGATTTCTTAGATGGATCAGGAACTATTTCCTCAAAGCGTTCAAGTGCTTCTTTGACGGCTTCAATATCCATAACTCGGACTTGCTTCTTTCCGCTGTAAGAGCGGTTCACTATCTCTTTAAGATGCCGTACCATCCGTGGGTATTCCATCTATTTCCTCTTTTTCTTCTTCGCCTTCACAACAACCCGAACCAGGCTCTCGTTGACTTCGAGCATCTTTCCGCCGACCTTGACCAGCAGCCCACGGTAGCTAGGCTTCTTGTAATCGAACATCATCATGCTATAAAAATTACAGGCCGGTCCATAATACTCCGCTACCACTTCGCCCTTGGCTCCGGCCACGATATCAAACTCCGGGTGTCCGTTGTAAAAGACAACGGTTTTGCCGGTGTTCAGACGCCATTGGCTCTTGGCGATCAGTGGCTCCGGCTTTGGTTTTGGTTTCTTCTCAATAGTGCCTTCGTCGCTGACGGTAATGCCTTTGTTGAATGTCAAATGTCGCCATTTCATTTTCTTTACTTCCCCTCTGTACAGCAGATACTCGTCCAACCAATACCAGTCATCTGGATTGGGGACAAGACGTTCTGCTATATCATTAAGTAACTCCTGTGCCTTAGAGCAGTCAATCATCCTCATTCTCCCTATAAGGCATCATCCGTTTTAGCTGCTGGTCCATCTATAATAAGCCCCTTCTTTTTTAGTTTTCTGTACTCAGCCGCACCAATCCATACAATATCATTCGTTAATGGAGTTGAGGAACTGACCTGTTCATGCAGAAAGCCCATCACATTAAACAGCAGCGCCAAGGCCGCGTCCTTATTGGGAGTGCCCCTCCGATAGGAAGTCCACCAATCAATAAAATGCCTGAACGCAGACTTCATGTACGCCGACATGGGGATACCCTTTTGCCAGTTGTCTGAGTCTCGCAGATTACCGTCTGCTTGTACTCGGTTTTGGTGCATATACTCAGCATACGCCTGTAGAACAGTCGGGGATAAAAAGCCTTCATAGTCCAGCTTACCGTCCTCCGTATCTCTAGTCGCCCCTGTCTCAAACTTTCTCACTCGCTACCCATCCTTCCTCAGCTACTTTACATAGCACCTCTACCGTGATAGTCAGTGGTTTCTGGTTTCTCATACTCAGCGGACTTTCCTCAAAGTACGAGTAACACGGAATCCCACGACTTGACGCAAACGCGATCTCTCTACTCGCCCCTAGGCTAGCATGCCAGCCAGGAAGTAAAACGATAGCATCGCATGTACGAATTTCGTCGTAGTCTCTAGCCAAGGCGTCCTCCATCGTGAAACTATTGTCCAAAATAACTTCCTGCAAATTCCAGTTAAACTCAGCTCGTTTCTCCACAAGGTCCAAGCGGGCCGGATTCACAACTTCATAGCCCCACATCTCAAGCATAGCTGCTGCTTTATAGAAGGTGGGGAAATTGTGATTCGGTATCCCGCGCATAGGACCGGCAAGATAAACTTTAGTTCGGCTCTTCCTGGTAGTCGTCGTCATTTTTGTCCTCCAAGTGAATCTCCATCTGCGGGCCAGGGTACAGAACTACCGGCTTGAGTCCCTTGACTCGGCGTTCTTCGGCACCGTGACACATATAGTTAAAGGGACAGTACGAGCACTCTTTTGAGCCCGCCGAAAACTCAGGCGCGGGCGGCTTGCCCTCCATTAGCTTGCGCTTGATAAAGGCAAACCTTTCCAAAATTGTCTGGAATAGCTCCGGGTCAAACTCTACATAAACACCGGACCGTTCCCCTGTTTCGTCGTTCACTACTCCCAGCTGGCCGCTGCTGCGGTCCTTGTAGAGTAGGTAGCAGATATCTTTCTTTGACAGCTTCATGGTGACTTGCGTCTGCCAATAGCTGTTCTTGTCCTTTTCCTTAACCCGCTGCAGCATGGCCTCATGGCCTGCTTCCATCTGCCCGTGTTCGGCGCTCCGGAAGCCCAGCGTGAAGGCCTTCTGCAACCAGTCGAATACCCAGTAGCCCTTGCCTTTGATTTCAAGCAGAGCTGACTTGCCACGGGGCGTGTCAATCTCCCCGTCTGCGCGTGTTGACAAGACAACTTCGATGGTACCGGCCGGAGTTTCTACAGAAAACTCCTCAGTAAAAAAGAGCTGTTCTTTGACAGATCCATCATCGTTATACTGTACGCCGCCGATCTCTACTCCAAAATTCTCAAACAGCTGTCGGGTTACGTCGTGGTCTATATCTCCACAGATACCGTATATCTGGCCGTTGCCGTCGCGGGGTGCGGGGCGATAGCCGGACAGCCGATACCAAGTCTGCCGAAGGCAGTTGGCCGCTTCACTAGCCCGGAACCGTTGAACAGGATTCCGGTGTGCGCGGGCTATGTCTATCCCATGTTCTTCCATGTTGTCGTACAGGGCTTGAACGGGGTCTTTAATTGATTGGGTCATAGATTTGCCCCTTCCTCGTACTTGGCAAAGGCGCGTCTTAACGATGTTCGGTGTGCTTCGTCGTTCATTGCTAGTGCTTCCCGCACCGCCTCCACAAGCGGCTTGACGCGGGCGCGTTCGACAGTCAAGGCCGTTTTTACAGCGGAATCAATTAGAGCGGTAACGTCAGCGCCAAACGAATCGCCCAATTCATCAACTTGCCGCTCCAACTCCAGCACGCGCTCCGTGAGGGCGGTATTCTTGTCCATTAACTTTGCCATCTCAATAATACTCATGTAGGTTCTCCTAAAGAAGTCAGGGCACGAGCCAGATTGTCTACGCCTCCGGCGCAGCCAACGATCCTCGGAAACGTACTGGCGTGTGGGCTGTTCGTCGGGTAGGCTACGGGTATAAGCCTTGCACCTACCCCACCGAAGTCTCACCTGCTATACCAGTCGTGCCCCGCACGGGGTAAAGCGCAAATCCCTGAACGCTCTCCCCTTCCTGCGGTCTACTTAAAGCCCATGCGCTTCCGCAAGGGCCACCCAGTCCAGTTCGTCACCGAACGCACGCATGGCAGCTTGTTTCTGCTCTTCGCGCGTAACAACCTTGAGGCCCAGCTCGGCGTATACATCGGGCATGATCTTCTTTTCCCAGTCAGGGAAGATATCGTCCAATGAGGTTTCGATACCAGTACGATCTACTGTGTACCATGGACTAGCCGAGTGTCTAGTAATAAGCAAATCCTGCCCATCGTCGATTTCTGTGAACAGCGGTGTACCCGCCACGTCCATATTATTCAGAATCGTGTTGACGCCATCGGCCCCGGTCTTGGGCAGGCCGAGCAACTTTGGGCCGTTGTACTTGAGAATCGGCTTGTTCTTCTCGTCACGGCCGACTTCCTCAGCCAGCAGTACTTGAGTGTACCATCGTGGAGAAACAGAAATGTCCTTGCCTATCAGGACCTCAGCTGCGTCACCCTCTCGGACCAGTACCCGCGACAAATCACACAGGTAACAGTTGTCGCCGGTATCATCAGTGCCATGGGTTTTCAGGCAGGCAAGGGCCGTACCGCGGCCGGTTGTAGCCTTCATCTTGTAGTGCTGCTCGGCACGTACAAAGATAAGACTGGACTCACTCAGGATAGGCAAAATTCGCACACGTACTGTAGCGTCCTTCGGCACATCCACAAACAAGTTATCTAACTTCGTGGACTCGGTGTTCGCCTTGATATTGGGGCGGAACACTTGTGTCCTGTCAATACCTCCACTCATAGCGGGGTACCTCCATTGTTAAGGTGAGGGCTATCAGGTGGCTTCACCACTTCAATTGGGATGAAGTTCTTGCAGCCCTTCGTCGTACATCGGAAACCGATGATCGAAACGAAAAAACTTAAGACGATTTGAAACTTATCACCGCCACATTCTGCACAAGTTATTAGCTCTGGTTCTCTATGCAGCCTTCCGAATTTCATTGAGTTTTATCCATAATTTAGCTACAGCCTCAGCAGCTGTACTTGCTCTGAGCCACCCTTCGTGTTTGCAGGTACCTGCTCCCCATTGGTTATGATTAAGATGTTCCAGATGAAAATCGCCATCTTCTTCAAGAGTTATACATGCTTCAATTAACTCATGTAACGTAGGGCAACGTACAAGTACTTTATAATGAGGATGTCTTTTTGCGGGACCAAGTACTTGACATTGTACTAAATACATTCCTGTTCTTTCCTCTTCCCATCGGCACCAATAGGCGGTCTCCCCCCTGTTTTTATCTTGCTCAAATCCGGCCTCTTTGAGTTTCATACAAATTTCATAATCCACTGAGTTCACCCCAGTTCGGCCCTACCTGTACATCACAGCGCAGGGGTATATCGAGGTCAACGCCGTACTCTGTTGTAATAGAGCGGGCACCTTCCATTGAGGCCGTAACTAATTCCGCAATGCGGTCACGCTCTCCGGGGTATACATCTACCACTATGGAGTCGTGAACTTGCAGGATCAGCTTTGATTGCAAGCACTCTTTTTCGAGTTGTCGTTGCAGCCATATCATTGAGCAATAGGTCACGCACGCAGCACCGTTCTGCACCAAGGTGTTGAACGCCTGCCGTTGGATGGTCCAGCCTTCCGGCGAATCCCAATGGTCCGGCTGCAGGAAGTTGCGAGTAAACCCAAAGGCCGTTGTAACCGAAAGGTTACGTCTGGCTTTAAGGTGCGTCTCGTCTATGAAACGCTTAAGCCCGCTAAACGTCAAGAAATATTCGTCAATCATTCGCTGTGCCCGCCGACGACTGATTTTCAGGTCAGCCGACAACTTGCGCGCTCCGCCGCCATATAGGATAAGGAACGTCCGCGCTTTACAATCCTGCCTCTCCTGTTCCGTAACCTCTCTGGTTGGCTTGTCCAACATGATTGCCGCCATGGCTGTATGAATATCTTCACCTGACTCGACGGCTGCTATCATCTTGGGGTCCTGGCTCAACCATGCCGCATACCGAATTTCAATCTGCGATTGGTCGGCGTCGAGAATTTCGCCCCCCTTAAATCGGGAGACAAACTGCTTCTTAATGGTCAGCTCCGCATCGTCATTATCCTTTCGCGGAATATTCTGGCCGTTGGGCCTCTGTGACGAGAGCCGGTACGTTTCTGTTACGTCGCTTCGGAACGTTGGGTGAATAAAGTATGACCCATAGTGTTCCACGGCGTACTTCTCGTACACGCTCTTAATGAATGTCGAGTGCCTAGTCCTATAGCTCCGAAACTCTAGTACCTTTTTCAGGATGGGATGCTTGTGCGACTCACGCTCAAGTACCTCCCGCTTGGTGCTTGTCTCCAAATCTTCACCATCTCCAACCACGATCTTCCAGTCTTTCAGTGCCAAGTTTACTTGCGGCACAGCTTTCTGCAAGGCCTTCGCCAATTGGGTCGGTGAGTTCAGATTGATAGGACCAAGCACCTGCACGATTTCCTCCCGTAATCCCCGCAGCTTCGTCTCATATAGCTCGTGCAGGTGCCGGTTGGTTGGCATCGAAATGCAGGCACCGTTGTGTTCCATCTCTGCCAAGACGGCATACAAATCGCGGAACAACCGGGCCGCGCGTTCTTTGCCCTTCAATAGCGGCTGCTGGCCGTGATAGGTGCCAATGCTGGCCTCTCCATCCCCGCCCGCGTACTGATACATTTCGTGATCTTCGACAAACTCCCAGCCTCCGCGACTGCGTACCATGTCGCGTTGTTCCCTGGAGTAGTCGCCTAGTTTTTCGACGTAGAGAAACGTTAATGATTTTAAGTCCTTTTTCGAGTTACTCTCGTCGATAATATGCTCATGCGTTGACGTGTCGTACATATTCACTATCTTGTGGCCGAAGCGTCGGTGCCACCGATAGTCGAACTTGATATTGGACCCGGCCTTAATAGTATTTGGGTCCTCAATCAGATCGTAGAGCCACTGCGGAAACCGACTGTCCTGTGTGGCCTGTACAATCCATGCACGCCCAACCTGATCTGAGATAACGGCCATCCGAATACGGGCGTCCTTATCCCACGGAGACAGGCCGGGATACGTCTCAAGGTCATAGCCTATGACCTTTGGGGAAGTTTTGCCTGCGCCCCAGCCCAGACCACAGAATAACCATGGATGCGGCAACTGATTCCATTCCTTTGTACCCGGCTGTAGGACGACGTAATCGCCCCACTCCGTATCCGTCCACCCATTCACCGCAGCCTCAACGTCCAACACCAGCCACTTCCGGAGACCTGCCTTCCAGCGCACGTTCTCCATGCCGAAGGTGACATAGACGGGCGGGCCGCTTAGCTCAATGCCCTCGCCCTTCTCTCCGCCTCCGTCAAAGTCCACAACACGAGAGAATGGATAGTGCGCCTTCCGCAGTAGCTCCCCTTCAACAAGATTGCCTTTGCCGAACACGCTGGCCGTAGCCACCGGCCCAAAACACATTACGAAGTCGGGCTTGGCGTTCTCAATCTCACTGATTACGCGGCCGCGCTCTTCGCGGATGGCCTTTATACCGATCTTGGACTTGTTCTTTCCGGCATGCTTGGAGTCCTGGATGGCAAAGACCACGGCAGCCTGTACATTGGCCCGCTTGGCAATCTCGTCCAGTAGGTCCAGAGTGCCAGCGGCCAGGGCATCGCCCTTGTGGGCAGCCGTGTAGTCCAGCGACCCCAGTACGAATACGGCGGTGGTTGGCTTAGGCATTATCATTTCTCCTGGCCTTCAAAACGGCAGTACGTAGCCATTCAATCAATTCCCAGTCACACTTGGTACCTATTGCACCGCAATTTTCACATCGAGCCCTGTTCTCATCACGACTCTCTTTGCCGTAGCCTAGAAGTGTAACGAACACCGGACCCTTGCCACATTCAGGGCAGACCAACATACTTTATCCTTTCCTATACATCGAAGATTTCCTGTGCCTGACACAGCTTGAGCATGAACAGGCGATTGTTCAGGAATCGAACAGGAATTTTGAGGGTCCGCTGTTCGCCGTACCACATACGGTTGTAGGCTGAAACTGTGCTCTTGGTAATTTCAAAACGATGGCCTCCAAATGAGAAGCGTACTCGTCCGCGCCTGTCCACATGGAGGGTCGTATTTTTGTTGGGAATTACAACTGCTGGATTCATATGATTAGCTCCTGTATTCTGTCCGGCCCCATCTGAGCCGGGTCTTGTCCGGGCGGGTACGCACAAATTTTGACGACCCGTTTGGACATTAGTTGTGAGCGGATGCCCAGCGACTTAGCAAGCGCATCTGCGTCTAACATTACATTAATTATACCATATCTCTCGGCATTTGTCAAGAGAAAAGTTACAAGATAGCGGGGCAAAGACTTACCGCCTAGTGCAGCCGCAGCGAACCCCGCCCGCTCAACGGATAGGGCGTCAAAGACGCCTTCTACCAAAACCAGGTGCCCCGAATTAACGTGCCGCATATACAGCGGCTTCGGTCCCGGTCCAGCGAGATACTTGGGCCCATAACCTACCGCCTTGGAGTAGCGGCGGGAGGTCCAGAAGATCATATCCCCGGCGTTGCTGAAATACGGGAATACTATCCGATAATGATCGGTCCATTCGACAAGTCCGTAGCGCCGAGCTGCCGCTTCGTCTATCTGGCGACTCGCAAGGTAGCGGAGTGCTGATTTCGACAACGGTTCCCACGGAGGCAAGTCCGTCTCCGACCATTCAGGAATTCCGAGCGGCTGCGCGTGTAATAGGTCTAGTAAGTACTGGCCTGCAGTATCGCCGGGCAGGCCGACCTCTACTTTGCCGCCTTGATTGTGGATGCCCGCAAAGCAGAACCATCCACCAGTTAGTGGGTTGACGTATGCCTTCCAGCCATCATGCCCACAGACGGGGCAGTATTTGAAATTAATCTGATCTCCGGATGGCTTACAGTCTCCGCGGAAATCATCCAACTTCGTCGGCCTAAAGGGTGTATGCGTAGTGTGCATGTTCGTCAGTGATTCTCTTTCGGGTTACTGTGTATACTTCGTGCCAAGGAATCAGGTAAAACCTATGAGCCCGCATGTCCACGGCTGCTAACCATTGGGCATCATTGCGCTCGTACCGACTCCCATCTTGACGTGTCATGTTTACGGTCGGATGCCCGTCCTTCTCATAGATACGCTTGACTTGCACCCGCGTGAAGCTACGGTCAGATTCTTCAATAAGCACATCGTACTCAAGATCATCACACGCAGGAATCTGTGGGTTCCAGCCAAACTCAAGCGCCATCGCAATGAACAGGAATTGTGCGGCCATGCCGCGTGTTGCAGCAGTCATTAGTCGCCGCCCAAAAGACGCCGCCTAACGGCCTCACTTGCAGCATTTGAAGCCCGTGATTGGGCCTCTGCTTTCATCAGCTGTACCACTTTCTCGGCGGTAATGTTGCCGGTTACGTTAGCAAGGGCAGGGGCCAGGAGCATCTGTAAGTCAAGGGCAGTAGGGGTTCCGTTTACTTCAACGTGTGGTTTGTTGTTGTCCATCATAAAGATAGATATACCGTAGACAATTTGAGGCGGAATCTCCGTCGTTTCGTCTGTTCCGGATGCTCCGAAATCGTCTCTCTGATCGTCTGGGTTATTGTTCTGTGTCTCGTCCATCAAATACCTTTCATCTTTGCCCGCCGCACCGGACTCACGCTGGCCGGATGCTTGCCCGGCTTGGACGTGAATTTGTCAGTACGCATCGGGTAATTGTCCGACTTCCAGTTAACCTTAGAGGCCAACTCGTTGTATGGTATTACTACGGTGTCTCTGCCGCCCGGCTTGTACTTGTCGGCCTGTCGCAAATAGGTCCGCAACAGAACATGCAGGCGGGTGTCAGCGTACATGCGCAGGCCGTACAGAATCGTAAGGCCCAGCAGTAGCGTACTTAGAATGGCTATCCACATATTTTTAATCATCCTCCCACTTCTCTACGCAGTCGGTTTCCCCGCACTTCGGGCATTTCCGACCTGCTGTCTCGTATCCGGTGCTGCACATCCAACACCAGAGCTTACCTTCTTCAAGGCACCGTTCGCACGGCTCTACTTCGTAGTCCGTGTCAATGTGCCGGTCGCACGTATGGCAGTAGACCATACTCATATTAATTCCTTTCAAAATTGGGTTGATGCTACCTAACCCTTGATCTATAATTATACCACAAACACGGCCCGGTGTCAAGGCATATTTAGCTCTATTTGCTGTACAAAGGACCATTGTTTTGCCTTATTTTGTCTCTGGCACCAGTCCACATATTCTGCCGCGGCATCAACGGCTTTGCCATATGTCGGAAATAGATGGGCGTCTCGTGGGTCCGAATCAAATACATCGAGAGAAAGGTGGTCACTTTCTCCCCAATAGCAGTCGCGTGTCATATAGAATTGTCGATCTCGTCCAAAAACCTTGTGAATCTTAGCTATTCGATACATGCCGTTGGCGTTTTGCTCGATAATGAATTTCATATTTCTCCTAATCCATATAAGTAGAAATTCCGGCTACCATATTTTTGTAAAACGTAGCCCGTTTAGTCTTGCCATCAGACATAGCTGCATAGCTAAATACTATCACCGTTTCATTATCGGTAACGATAATCACGTTCTTAAATGAATACGTTCTACCGGACGGCAGAAAGACGCATAAATTTGTTTTCATTTTATCTCCTAATCATGGTTAGTTGTTTAGATTTCACTATCCGACCCTTTCTGAATAATCTCAAATGCTTCAACGTTTCCCATAGCGTCATTTACTGGGTTATGGTCGTGTCGTGTTTGGCGAAACTTCTTCCACTTCTGTGTGGCCCGCCAATTGCGGCAAAGTCCAGCATAATAATCTCCGATGCGACGAGCCGAATGGCCGAACGGATTAAATTTTAGATGCAGGTGAAAATAATAATTAATAAATTGCCAATCATAAGCGGGATTATCGCTAATAAAAACCGGATTCCCGGAAAACTGACCAAGCCAATCGGCAAACTCTTGGAACACTTTCTTTGTTGCACCCTTTCCGTAAAAAGTCTCGCGTGTTTCATACTCCACGGCACCAAATTCGAATTTCTCAGCGTTATTCAGCGTTGGGGCCGGACCGCTGCCTTCACAGTCTACAAAAATCATAAGCATCATATATCACTCCTATCAAATTTCATCTGCTTGTACCTTTCCGGTGCCTTCGCACGCATCGCATACTACGGGTACGTCCATCAGCCCACAACAGCGGCCGCCGTACCCATCGCCGCCGATGGTCTTTTCGTACTCCCCGTGGCCCAAGCATTGAGGGCACCTGATCTTGCGGCTTGGTCTTAGGAAGGCCGTGACTCCGACAAAGATGGCTATTCCAGTCAGACCGATAGCCCATGCAAGCCCGTCGTCCTTTGTGATACCAAGGAATATGTAAATGCCGGAGATATATAACAAGGCTATTACACCTGCGTTGTAGACCCACATTACAACCACCTTTTCTTTCCATCCAATCCAATCAGCATACCATCTTCGTCCTGATTGGGCAGGATATGTGTGTCAAGGCCGAACTCAGCGCGGATGCGGTCGGCAAGGGTCGGTTCAGCAAGGGCCGGTTCGGCTGAGGGCCGGGTTTGTGCGCTGTACGCGTCCAATAGAGCTTGGTGCTCCTTTGCCGTTGGCGGTTTTCGCAGCGGAGGCTCAGTACCTTCCGGCGTGAGTTTATCTAGGAATACCATACGCAGATTTCCACAATCAAATAATACCCCTGCGTTCACTCTATTTGGGGAAAGTCTCTGGACAACCCCAAAGCCGTAGGTCGGATGGGACACTCGGTCACCGATCTTGAACTTCGTAGCTGTCGGTGGCGGCGATAGTGTTGCCGATTCCAGTGTAAGCTTGCGTTGGTGTATTATAAGATGTGCTCCGGTGTCGAATTGTACTACTACATCTGTCTTGTATGGGGAAAGTTTCTCGACAGTACCAAAGCCATCATTCGGAGTGGATACTCGGTCACCGATCTTGAACTTCGTAGCTGTCGGTGATGTGGTAAAGTGTTTCCGTGGTTTCATTTCTTTCCCGCTTTCACAAGTACCTTTTCATCTGCATTGAAGGACACCGGGGTTCTACCGGACTGTCCCTTAGCTGGCAGCATATAGGTAAGTATAACTCTGTCTACCCCGCGCTCGTCTAGCAAGGACTTGCCAGGATGCCTTGGTATTTCTGCTTCTGTAGCTCGTACAAACTGATCCCGGTAGTGTTCAAAATACTGACCGGGATGTACGGCTTTCAGTGGTATTAGTTTACGTGGTTGTCTAGCCATATAAATCCTTTCAATTATGTACCTAAGTACTCTAGGATACTAGGGTACTAATTACCATAGTACCGCAAGTGCCGCCAACAGCATCGCCAGCAGCGATAGAGGTATCCAACCCCCAAGGATAAATGCCCCTACACAAAAGATCAGTCCGACCGCGAAAGCGGCCGCTGCTCCGTTGTCATGCTTCAATTGGTTCAAGGCCCCACCACCTTAGCATAGGGTACTCGCTATAGCGTTTCCATCTGTCTAGACGTTGGCGTATTGCGGGCGTGTCCGGTACCCAGACGTAGTGGTTTGGACCCACTTCGACATGCTCAAGTACCGGAATACCGTAGCAACTGAGACGACGCATCAACGTGTTCGGATCGCAAAGCTTAAAATTCACCGTCAATGGTGCCGTCGTTGTCGTCATTCAGAGTCACCTCCGAAAACCCGCTTGGTAAATCGTCGGGCGCATCCGATTCTTGAGAAGATTCGGAGTCCAATAGCAGGTCGGCTATGTACCCTGAGAGTCGCTCGTTCTCCGCCTGTAGGCGGCCCGCTTGCGCTTCGTACTCGACTGCGGCGTCTGCTACGTCCAGTATTTTCGGAACCACGGTATGAATGAAGTCGTGTTGATATGCTATCCCCACGCCCTTTGCGATGTGATCCCGTATCTGTTTGAGAAATGTTAATGTGTCAGCCATGTTTATCCTTTCTCTTTCCATTTATCATGTCGTTTTGTGCCGTCGCCGGAGACGAAGCGCAAGCCATCAATATCTTCCGGGTTCACGCCGATCTTTTCTTTGACGAACATCCAGCCTGATGGGTTACCGTGATCTTGCCAGTAAGCAAGCACAAAACCATATGCCCGTACTTCCTCCGCATCCTCCGGCACAAGATCGTGGACGTAGCCGGTTTCATTGCAGCCACCGCAGCCGAAGTATGTTCCTTCGCATCGCTCACACTCCCGCTTCACGAGCCAAACGTGGCCGTCGGGCAGTGTTCTACGAGGCCCACCATATGCCCCAGCTGGCGCTGATGTTGACCGCTCCCACGCTTCCCGCCATTCCTCTAATCGGTATATAAGTTCTTTGTTGTTTTCTGACCTAACTGCACCTTTGACGATATTGCCCTCGCCTATCGCCCCTTTCGGAATAGCGAATACTCGGGTATTCTTGTCGGTGATCCAATCTGGTTTCATTGTTACCCTTTCTGATTCAAAGCGAACGCCCCGCGCCATACTCGGAGCGGCAGTGGTATACAATTATAACACATTTTGGCGTTCATGTCAAGGTCTACTGAGGTGATTGTGTTGAAAATCCCCTTATCATCGGGCACCACAATCCAGTCTCCAGGCTCTTTCAATACCCCCAACTTCAAATACCGCCGCAAATCGGCCGCCGTCATGCACCTTAGATTTCCATTACGGTGGTGGGCACCGGTTAGTGTGCGCCTGCCGGGCTGGAACACGGCCGTTCCGTGTGTGGGGGTAGAGACTAGGATGTGGCCGTGGTGCCCTAGTGTGGCTTTACATTCCATCAGTTTTCTTTCACAGGGGAAACATTGCCCAAAGTATCTACTTGACATTTGTGACCTATGGTTACAAAATACCACATATAACAAGCCCAACATTTAATTCTTGTGTATTCGTTAGTCATCGCAGAATTTCTGTCCTCTCAATCACATGATGCCGAGTGCGTACCAAGCCACCGAGTACCTATCTTATTGTCTCGGCGGAACGCCCATGGTCCGTAGCCTGCCGGGTTGTATCCGTACCACTTTTCGGCGGCCACGGCTTTCTTTACTTCGTCCAGAGTCACGGCCCTGTTGAAGCGCATGGCGTGAGTCACTCGGTTCCAAATTGCCGGACCATCCCTGCTTTGCTTATGCTCCGTGATTTCAGGGCAGCCAGCAGGGCACGTACTCTTGGTAGGTGCCGTCTTTTCTTTCTTGCTCATAGGCTCGTACTTCCTTTCCAGTCATGTATACCTCAGCGCCCCACCGATTCCAGCGGTAGTCTTTGGGGGTAGCATACTGCCGCGATCGGTTTGGCACATAGATGCGGCCCCTAGTCGCGTATATGAGTAAGGTAGGGTCCGTTTGTTGTATCAGTATGTCTCGAATGTCTCGGGCCGTGAGCATACCTTCGCGCTTCCCGTCCGGGAATTCCCAAGTGATACGTTGGTGTCCGCAGTATACGTCCTGAATTTCAACGGTAGGCCCGGTTATTTGGGCCGCATCCGTTATGTGGTCTAGGTTGTACAATGTTCGTATCGGCCTGCTGCTTGTCAGTTCCTTTCTCCACTTCCGCCACTGTTTGCGCCACTGTCGTGTTCCAAATATGGGCCGCGCCATAGAGCTGCCCCGGTCCCAGCTTGTATCATTCCACCAGTACTCAAAAATATCGTCTGGATGAAATAACCACCAGTAGTTAAATGCTACATGGTGACTATCGTATGTAACGTTTAGTCGAAGCATTATTTACGCGCCTCCAATTCTTTAGGGGAATAGTATTCAAATACCTCTGTGCCGCACTCTACGCAAAGGCGGCTGTTGCCACGTACTACGGTGTCCGGTTCTTGTTTATCCTCATGGCACTCGCTACACCATGCAATGTCTTTGTCGCCGGTGTCTTGATAATCTGGTACATCATTGCTTTCGCCAAATCCTTCGGTACACGAACCGTAGTATGGGTAGTGTGCCGTCGCACTATATGTATGTGGGAATCGTACCGTCTCATACTTCTCATAGAATAGCAGCCACCTTGCAACCTGGACTAGATAATCTTCTAAGATAAAGTAGGCCCGCTTATTGTGCTCATTTTCATACGCTACCCCCACGTTCATAGCCTTACATTCCAAGTGGTCAAGGTAGCATATATCTGAAAACGAGCCGCATCCAGTATCGAAGTACTCGCGGAGGACTTCGTTCCATGCGTATTCGTAGCTTACGGCATCACTGCCGCATCTATCAAATTCAACAATCCAGTTGTAATGCTTGCTAGTCTCAAAGTCGCATGCCGTTGACTGACCGATTTCCTCATTTTCAGTCAATAGTACATCGACCTTGACGCCTAGCTTTGGCAGTAAGTCTAGTATTGTGTATACCCCCAATCTATCATCCAGCTTAGGACAATAGACAATTGTTTCGTCGTCGAAGGCTACACGGTTGAACCTACTGCTTGTTTGCACTGTATCCAAATGGGCTACCGCCAGGACGTTCGCGCCATTGTCTTTGAAACCGTGGCGTCCTGTCCTGTGGTGTCCGTTTGTGATACCGCCTTGTGCTCGTAGGTCGCGGAATGACCGGCGCAACGACATTTGACAACGCCGCTGTAAGTCAGCCATTGAAAAGTTTTCCACGACGGCATGGACTAATTGCTCTAGCCTTGCCGCATCCTCTTTACAAAGCGTATGTGCCTTTTTACTGGCGTATGCGCTTGCATATATCAATAAATTCTCCATTCTGTTAAGGTTTAGTTATCTACTTCCTCTGTCTCTGGTACGCAGCTTTCACAGTAACATTCGTCATCGACTGTTTCCAGTGCGTCGGCATGGTGTATATCACCACATTCATAACATTCGGCATAATCACTCTCAGCACAGCAACTACATACTTCTATACGGTGTCCACTAGAATTGTAGACTTCTGCTATGTCGTCCCGTGCTGTTGACTCCTCACAATGTTCACAGCTTGTGAAGTATAGTCCGTAACAGCTTTCACAGTATGTATCATCCTCTGTAGTAAATGCTTCGTCCGGGTGCACACGCTCTTCACAGTGGGCGCAATAGTACCAATCCCCTGAGCCGTCTATAGTGCCGTCCGTAAAGTCCAAACAATGGTCATATCCACCGCTTGCAGTGGTAGATACTTTAACCTTATTACCACGTACCAATGTGGCATACATGAATGAATCCATGTATGGCCATACATCCGTATCCGACTGTCGTAGGGTAACATCATGATCTTGGCCGTCACTCATAACGCCATCGCCATCATGTCGACTGCGTATGCTATGATGTGTTCGGCAAATAATGTCGTTTTTCTCGGCCCACTTGACTAAGGCGTCGATGTGATAGCCATCGCATGGATAGATTCTGTCCATAACTACCTTGCCTTCATCCGTAAGCCAAAGTACCGCGCGCGCGTCTATGCCATTTGTGTATTTGATAAGACCTATCTTATCAGGGTTATCAGCATAGATTTGCACATATTCGGAACAACCGCCCGTCATGCACGAACTTTGCCCAAAATGATCCCGGTACGCATCGACTATATCCTCACCGTAAATCACTTCAATGTGTTTATCCGAATCCGACAATGCACCAAATATATAGCCCGCTATTTTTGCGAGTTCTGCATCCGGTACCGTTTCGGCGGATAGCTTCATACGCCGTCGCAAGTAGCGGCTAAGCGTAGTTTTTGTCCTATGCTTTGTATCGTACTTTTGAGCCGTACTACTAGCATAGCTTACCTTGCCTTCGTCCTCTTGAGACCATGACAGATAATGACTGTCCTTATCAGCCCGGATACGTTCCACGATTTCCATCATGGAATGATAATACTTGTTTTTATCGTACGCAGCCCTATTGACGGCAGAATCCAGCGCACGTACTAGACGTACCCTGTCCCTAGTGATACTGTGCATGGTAATCAATTCCTTTCTACTTTTCGCTAAACTGGCCAATTGTGATGAAGTAGCATGGATGGTCCTTGTCTATTCTATCTTTCAGCATATCAGCGCAACAAGCGTTAAATTCATCGACAGGGATATATCCACTATTAGGGATTCCTGAGCCTTCTTTTCCGTTTACAGTAAGGTCAAGTAGGCCATTACTATCAAAGGTAGCGACAAAGCGATGACCTGATAGCTCGCTACAGGGCCATACGTTATTGATCTCATTTGCCCATTCATAGGTATCCTTAGCTGATACCCATATCGTTACATTGCTTCCATTGTCCTTGATTCTCATGGTATTTACCCCTTTTTACTAAGTAACGGATGCCTACCTTGCCAAGCTATACACGTAGTATAGCGAATAGTACGCTTGCCCTTTGGGCGGCCGCTATCTATCCTTTGCAATATTACCTTAGTACGTATCTCGGCACTAGTGTTCCTTGTGCGCTTGCCCGTACCGCACGGAATAGGATACCAGAACCCATAACCATCTGATTTGACCGTATGTATTACATTGGTCACATCCGATAATATAGCGGCTCTATGTATTGCAGCCCGTTTGCGTCTATTCTCTTTACGTGACATAGCTAGACCTTTCTTGCTAGTCTACTTCACTGGCGATTCGCCAAGTGCCCGGTTCGCCGGGATACTGTTTACTGGTAATGCAACCTCTATGCCAATGCCTTATAGTACCCTAGAATACCCTATCATTCCTAATGGGGGTTACTGTCTTTGCATTATGCATTACTATATTCTTATTATGCACTCTAAGTATATTATAAGGAACAATAGGATACAAGTAGAAATATATGGGGGCGCATTGTAGAGTATAGTACCCTAATACTAGGATACCAGGATACTAGGATACTAGGGAACAATGAGCCCTAACTATACCGGATAAGGTACGGTAAGGCAGAACTATGGACTATTGGGAGCGTGGTACCCTAATTAGTAATACCTAGTACCCTAACTAGTGATACTTAGTACCCTAGTTAGTAACACCTAGTATCCTAACATGGGGTCTACGTGTGATAGGGTATCTGCTATAAAACTAGGTGCTAGGTACTAGGTGCCATACACTAGGGTACTAGGTGCCATACACTAGGGTACTAGACCACTAATAACCATAGACCATAGACCATAGACCCTAGACCCTCGACAACGAGCACCTAGAGCCTAGCGAAGCACCTAGTATCTGGGGACTAGCACCTAGCCCCTAGCACCTAGGGGGCCGGGAGGGTAATTTTGAGGAAGGAGGCCCCAGGGGGGCCCGGGGACCACAATACGCCCGAGGAAGGATTGGGTGGGAGCCGACTCGAAAATAAAAAGGCCCTATCTAGGATACTAGGGTACCAAGGTACCGACATATTGAAAATAGTGAAGATTTTTTAAGCCCATACTACCAAAGGCGTTAACCCCTCTGGCGCCCGTCTAGTACCCTAGTAAGTTGGAACTTTTTTCCGGCTCCGGTGTATAATATACTGTACAGCCTCCTGCCACTATGAACGGCGGCTTGTTATTACATATACCCAAACCGACCTAAAGGAGTACCATGAAAAGCATTAATCTGATTGATTTGTTTTGGTGGCTGCGGCGCTAACAGTCGGTTCCCTCCCGCCGACTACGGGTCGGCTACGCTATAAGCGGCTATGTCGCTAGGTAGGGCTAGTCGGCCCGGCCATATTAGCGGTCATGTATTAACTGCTATAGCAGGTAAGGTACTTACGGTACCACAGTTACGCCGGATAGAGGTCCGGACATAGAAGCGGCCAAATATGCCAAAACTTACCAGAAAACAACGTATCGAGCGCGCGAGTAGGCGAGTGGGTGCCCTGATAGCGGGCGGCGTTCCGGCCAATATCTCGAAAATCTCCAGTATGTCTTTGAAACAAGCCAAAAAGCGCATAGACGTATCCGGTACCCGAGAGCGCAGCCTCAAACCCGGCAGTTTCCAGCGTAAGAAGGCCCTGAAGGAGCTAAGTGGGCGCAGAACCCTACTTGGGCGAATCAATTTGTCGTTAAAGGCCAAAAAGGCATCACGTGAACTTCGAGACCTACGGCAGCGTAGTTCTGCAGATAAGAAAAGGCGCAAATAGATGGCTACTCAATGCTGGGCTATATTTCATAGGGGAGATAATCACTGGATCGTAATGCCTACTCAAATTCTTAAGTATATTAACGATTTACCTTTAGTTCAATTAGATTTACCTCATCCGGCAGTTACATCTCCTGACTTTCTTTTTGAATCTGAGGAAACCGCACAAGAAGCAGCCGATAAGAGGAACGAATAAATGGCCATCAAACCGAAATTCGATAACTTTCCGGTCAGAGACACCCGGAACCTAACAAAGGGCCTCAAGGGGCCATTCACCACGCCCGGTTTGCCGCGGCGCAAAATAAAACTGTCGCCGCTGCCGGCATCTGCCCCAACTCCAAAACGACGAAAGCGCTAAATGGCCAACGACAACACCGTTACTAAGTTACTGGATGATATTGCTACCAAGTTGGAGGACTTGACCGGCATTGCACCAGATGAAAGCATACTTCTAGATATCAGTATCGTGGCCCGTCTTGTGCGGATTAGGGAGGCTATTGAGGCCGGAGTTTTTGAATCGCATGCCTTGGGCACACATCTGGACGTGGAGATTGATTCTCCGGTTCCGCCGGAATATTTGTGCTACGACGGTACCAACTGGGTCAACGCATTAATTGCTCTTCCGCATCTATCAGATGTAGTTGATAGTTTAGCGCCGACAAATACGGATGAGGTACTCCGATGGCAAGGTACTGAATGGGATGCACAAGTATTAATGCTTGCGAATTTGGGCGATGTTAAGGATACCTTACCGGCAATTAATGAGAATATACTAATTTATGATGCTGCTCTTGGAAAATGGACGAATCAAGAGAATAGAGTTATATTTGCAACAGATACCTTTTTTCTTGGCGGAACTGGAATTCTGATAGGATTATCTGGTACTGGTGGAATTGAGGAATCTACTACTGAACTTGGCGATCTGGTATTACTTGCTAGTAACACGTTAGTAAATCTTAACGACACAACCATTACAACCCCAAGCGATGATGAGTTCCTTCGTTATGACGGGGCAGCGTGGATCAATGAGGCTGTATCTCTTGTTGATACCCTTGACGATCTATCAGATGTAACAATCGCTGGCCCTGTAGATGATGAATTTCTACGATATGATGGTGCAAACTGGGTTAATGAGGCCGTATCTCTTGTCGGAGCACTCGATGATCTCTCAGACGTAGTAATCTCCGGCCCTGCTGATGACGAGTTCTTACGATACGACGGAGCTAACTGGATTAATGAGGCCGTTGTATTTTCGACCGATCTCGATGGACTTACAGACGTAACCATTACGGCCGCCGCAGATCGAGAGATTCTACAGAACGATGGCGCTGGGCAGTGGGTAGACAGAGACTTTGCGACAGCCGGGTTAATTGATCGAGACGGCACAATCCCGCTTACCGGCGATTGGGATGCGGGCGACTTCGAGATTACGGCGCAGAAGTTGATTGTGAACGAAACAGGGTTCGCTGCCAGTTATGATACGATACTTGCCCAAATCAACCAGTCCACCAACATCTTTATCAACGGCCCTATTTGGCGAAATCTTTTTGTTGATTTGGATCTTGATGTAAATGCTGATTTTAATATTGGCGTATATCGTGGTATTGATATTGACGTAGATATCATTGAAAGCGGTACTGGCACTAGTTTAGCAACTATTACGCCGTTTTACCTGCGCTATGACGTAGATGCCAATTCTGGAATTACAACTAAAGTAATAGATTGTGATGCAACTTTTGCCGGGAATATTGGTGCCTTTTCTAGTGGTGCATATCTTTTTAAAGTTACGGCCGCGAATACAGCGAACGTAGTTGGTTTACGAGCCCAGGTAATTAACACAGTAGCTGCGTCTGCCGGTGCATCTAATATCGCTTACCAAGGTTATTATGACGGAGATAATGTATTTACCGGAGAGGCCATTGCCCTTAGTGCATTTTGTGCAAACGTAAGTACCACAGCCAGAACTATAGGCGTACTCTCTCAACCAATTGCACTAGGTACTAGCCCGGGAGCAGATAAAACTATTGGATTTAAAAGTCAAAAAGGACATATCCTTATTGACCAAGGTAGTTTATTTGCGCGATCTACCGCAACGACCGATCTAAGTTCATTTGCCTCGACCCATCTCACACACACAGCCAATAACGGTGATGGATATTTCGAGGGCGATCTGGAAGTTGATGGCACTACGTTCATGGATGGAGACCTCAACCACGGCGGTACTAACGCAGGATTCTACGGCACTACGCCCGTGTCCCAGGCCTCAGTCTTAACAGCCGCCTTGACCACGATTACGCACACGGGACCCGGTACTCCAGATTATGCAATAGCCACACCAGTGGACAGTGACGTAGCGGCTACGTGGGGCTTTTCAACACAGGATGAATTTGAAACCGCAATGTCCGTGATACGGAATTTGCAGGTACGTGTAGGAGAACTAGAAGCCGCACTCGACGCAGCAACGGGCGTGGGACTTTTAGCATAGCGGGGAAGGTCGGGCCTCCCGGCCCTGACCCCGAAGAATCTTAGGGAGGGATGATGGAATTTTCAGAAACATTTTTGGTAGATTTACAAGAGGCATTTGAGTATTGGAAACTACAACGGTTAGCAGATCAGAAAAACCCAGTATCACCGGCCGTATTAAATGCGATGCCATTAGAAACTTGGGTAGCAGGTCTTTTGCAGCAACCTATCGACGGACTGCTCGGACAGAAACGGACTAACAATGCGGCGAAAAAGACGCAGCATAGCGCCCAAGGGGAATAATCACGGCAAAGAACTTTCGCCCACTCAACAGGAGGCGATTATTCAAACCTTTGCGGTTACTAATAATGTACGAGAAACGGCCCGGCGAAATCGAATTACCGAGAAAACAGCCCGCAAGTATATTAAACAGGTGCCGCCCTCAGAGTTGGAAGAGGCTAGACTTTCCGCGATCAGGCAACTAGCGGGCAAAGCCCATAATACGGCAGTCAGCATTATTGAGTCAATCGCTCCAGAGGATTTAGAGGCGGGACGTTTCCCGATTCGCAATAAGAACGGGGAGATAGTAGACTACAAATACTTTGGTCCCTCAATCATGCAGAAGGTTACGTCCTACGCGATCTTAGCAGATAAACTCAAGGTCCTACATGATGTAGAGCGGGCCATGCAGATAGGAACCGAGAATGGGGAGTTGCTGATTCCCGGTGATATTAAGGCACTAGTAGCTGGGATCAAAGGCAAGATTTCCAGTCTCAGCGTTCTAAATGTACGCTTTGAACAGGACAATCCGGACCTTTCACAGCAGATTCAAGATACACTAACACGGGCCGAAATGGCCGTCGAAGCTGAGGTTGAAATTCTTGACTTCGATAATCCGGAAGAGAATACACATGAACAGATTGTTTCCAGTGCTGTTGATGGAGAACTGTGATCCGAACGACGATACTGTGTTCTGGATCGAGGTTAAGGGAGATGGGAAAACAATTGAATCCGCACATCTGCAAGTCGGAGAGTTTATCATGGAGTCTCTGCAACAATGGCAACAATATAAAGTTGAAACCGGGACAGAACCACATATTCATGTTATGCCACGGATGTTATCTCGGATAAAGATTAATAAACTTGAAGTAGAACGATTGGTACATGACCCAAGAACTTATATCAACGAACCAGACGCTTAAAGAACTAACCTCCCTCTGGGAAGAGTTATCTGTTCTTGAGGCGGCCTACACTACACAAAGGGTCTGCTTCTTTGAGGCGATCGGCAAGCAGGGCGCAGCCACAGAGGCATTGAACGATGGTACGTCTGTTGTCCTCGTTCTTGGAAGTAACCGATCTGGTAAGACGGTTTGGGGTGTCAATGAGGCGATTGCCCATTCACTAGGATACCGGCCGTGGCTGCCAGAGTCTCATCCCCAGCGAATTGTACGATTAGCCAATGGCGAACCGATTCCGGTTCCGAACATTGGAAGAATTATTGCCCAGAACTACCAGCAAGCCATCCAGCAGACGATCTTTCCGAAACTGCAAGAATGGGCACCTGCGGGTTGGTATAAAGTCAAACGCGATAACCGCGGGATTCCAACAGAAATCCGGTGGAAGAATGGCAGCATTATTTATCTCATGTCGAACGATCAGGACGACATGGCATTTGAGGGTACGAATGGGCATTGGGCTTGGGCAGATGAACCTATAGATTATAAGAAGTATGTCGGACTCAAACGTGGTCTTGTTGACTTTTCAGGACATATGTGGATGACGATGACTCCGCTGACACAACCGTGGATTCACGATATAATTGTCAGCCGAGCCAATGACGCGGATGGCAGGGTTAAGCTTTTCAAGTTCTCTGTATGGGATAATTGCGTGGAGAATGGCGGCCATCTACACCGAGAAGATATTGAGGAGTTTCTCAGCGATCTCCGAGAGGACGAACTAGAGGCCAGACTCCACGGCAACTTCCTGCACTTAGCAGGCCGCATCTATAAAGAGTGGGAACCGGAGTCGCCTTACTGGGTTAATGAGTTTACTATTCCGGAGGCATGGCCGCGAGTATGCGTGATTGACCCACACCCGCGAAAGCCTATAGCGGTTCTATGGGCCGCCGTCAGTCCAGACGAGCAAATTATCGTTTACCGAGATTTGTTCAACCCGCGCCTGAAAACGGTCAAAGATGTGGCTGATAAGATGAAAGAACTTGAAGGCTGGTCGTGGAGTAAGTCTAAGGAGCAATGGGTACGCGGAGAAGATGCGGAACCTGTTTCGTTTCGTGTGATAGATACTTCTGCGAAGCAAGACGAGCGAACGAGTGGCGACAATATTTGGAAGCGATTTGCTTCCGAGGGCATATACACGCAAATGGCCAAGAAACGTAATGCGGAAGCCGGATACGATGCAATACATGAAGCCCTTAAAATGAAGTATGACTGGGACGAACCCGGCTTGATTGTCTTTAATACCTGTGCCCATGTTAAGCAGAACTTTCTAAACTTCTGTTGGGACGATTGGGCCAGCAGTAAACAGCGGGAACTCAAGGGCGATAAGCAGGATGTCCGGAAGAACCACGACGATTTTATAGATTGTATTCGCTATATTTACCAAACAAGTTTAACTTACAAACTCTTACGACGTGAGGCCAAACGGGCTAGCAGAGATAAGGATGAAAAGTATAATGGCATCGACCTGATGTCAGGAAGGAAAAATCCATGGCCGACGTGCTCAGAGTCTCACAATCGGCACGAATCCAGATTACGCGGAACAGCGTTGATTTCTACGACCAACCATTCACTCCGGAGGAGGAATCGTATACCCTTCATGCGGGAGACCGAGTAGTTCTTCCCGCAAATATGGGCGCAGTAGCGGAGGCCAGTTTAGGGGATCTCGGGGCTTCTAATCCAGGTCAACGCCTAATGGTTGAGGTAGCCGATATTAGTGTGGCCGGTACGCTCTTTCTTGCGATTGATGATTCAACCAAATTAGTTGCGGTCGATCAGGTCTTTATGTTAAAAGGGCCGTTTGAACGTCTATTTTTCCAGAATACTGATCCTAATAATACGGTAACAGTTGAATTTATTGCGACGGACTAGGGAGTAGTTATGCCAGAAACATTGAGATTTGAATCCGATGTGGCGAATAAAAAGGGCAAAGATTTTATCCAGCTAATTCGGACCGATCTTAAAGATCGACAACCGAATATAGATAAGAGGGCCTATATTCGCGCCGTATACTTTGGCGATCAAAATCGGAAACTAACCTACTTTGGGGAGTCCAATATTCATCTGCACGTCCTAACGTCGCGGATCGAAGGACTTGTCCCAAAGTTTGTTAATGCCTTCTGGAACGCAGAACCTATCGTTCATGTCCGGCGTGTGGCCGAGGAGTTTAATGAGGCCGAGACGGATCTAAATGAACTGTTCATAAACTGGGCCATCGAGTCGGATATTCCGAACTTCTACTCGTCCACGGAAATGTGGTTTCGTAATATGTTTCTGGATGGCGTTGCCGTCGTGAAATCCTGGTGGAAGTTTCAGACTAGAAATACTGTAATTATCGAAACCGTCAAGCAAAATTGGCGGGCAGGAGAGATGGATCTCAGCCAATTAGAGGTTCCAGAAGATCGTCCGAAGATGCCAGAGGAATTGCTAGTTGAAATTTTTGGTCAGTCTCCGTTACAGAATAGATTACTTTCAGTAGAATCAGTTGAATTAACTACAGAAATCGTCGGTTCCTCGTTTCGCATCTCTTTTGTAGAGGATCGAATGGAGTATCTGGATATACTGGTAGAGATACATCCAAACAAATATATTGACGAATACGAATTATACATCTACCGGCCAATCATTATTGCCAATCATCCGGTTGTTGAAGTTGTCGAGTTTGAAGATTTGATTGTCCCATTTCGGACCGAGAACATCCAGGATGCCGAACGCATCGCCCATCAATACTGGCTTACTATAGCCGAGTTGAAGGCGAAAATTGACTTTGAGGGCTGGGAGATTAACGACGAAGAGTTATCTACCCTACGGGGTACGGCCCGAACTGGTGATGGTGAACGCCACGAACAGAATGTTGACAATCAAACACTTAAGCGCCAGAAGGATCGACAGGTTGGAGAGTTCAATACGGGCGATAATCCTACAGGAGAAGAGCCGTATTTCGATTCTAAGATTCTGATCTATGAAGTATATGCGAAGGATGACCTAACCGGCGATGGTGTCGGGGAAGAAGTTGTCTATCAGATACCATACAAACTGGAGAAAGTTGTTAAGGCCAATTACCTAGAGGAGTTGTTTCCTCATGGACGACGCCCCTTCTGTGATATTCATAATATCCGGATTAGTGACCGATACTACAGTTTGTCCTACGGAGAATTGTTGGCCCCGATTAACGTTGAAGTCAACACTATTATCACGCAGGTCAATGAGGCCCAAGAGCTAATTAACCATCCGTGGTTCTTCTACGTGCCTGCGGCTATGACCGTAGACCCAGAAGTATTGAGCGGAATCGACTACGGTGAAGGCGTTCCGATTGCCGATATCAACGGGGTTATGTTTCCACATTTTCCGCAGACCCCATTAGCGAACCTGTCAACTATGGATTCGCTCTTGCTCTTTGCGGATCAGTTGACGATCTCCCCTCAGTCGATGGGTTCTAGTCAAGTCCGGAACTCTCCACGTACAGCGCGTGGAACCTTGGCGCTACTCAGTGAAGGTGGCATTAAGACGGACATGCTGATTACGGCGGCCCAACGAGGCGGCTGGAAAGAACTGATTCATCAGATTCATGCGCTCTACGAATCGTTCGGCCCAGAAGAAAAATGGTTCTATGTCACGGGAGAACAAAAGCCACATCGTATCTCCAATAAGGATTTACGAGGACGTTTCGAGTACAAATTTTCCGGTAATAGTGTTAACACTAATCGAGAGGTACTTCGATCTATTGCCCAAATTCGTTACAATACAATGGCCGCAGAGCCCCTATTCGCACAAGACCCGATAGCTCGACAGGCTTTAGTCAAAGACTTCCTGCGCTGGTTCAGCGAGGGAACAGATGTAGATAAGTTGCTGCCGAAGCTGCCGGGTCAGGGTGGCAATCGTCTGCCCATGAGTCAGCGGGCTGAGTTGCAAGTTATGATGAGCGGGATTCCGCTTAACGTTCTGCCGATAGATGATGATGCACAGCATCTTCAAGAGATCGACCAGTTCACGCAATCTAAACCTTTCGACATGCTTGAGCAATGGCAGGTTGCACTCGTTGCCCAGCATCGAAACCAACATATCCAACAACTGCAAACTAAGCAGCAAGAGGGTCAGGTGCAGCCCGGAGGTACGCAGGGTAATAACATTCCGACCGGTATTGGCGCTGGTACGGACCTGAACGCCCTTGAGGGAGGAATTCAGTAATGGAACTATTGAAAGAACTGCTTCGATCAGACGCAGGTGATGAACTAGTGGCGGAGATAGATAAACTTCGTCATACTATGACTACAGATTTACATGTGGCTACTATGAATTCGGATTTAGGAGAAATTCGTAAACGTGCTGGTCGTGTTGAGGGTCTAAACAGTGTAGTCCGTCTAATAAACACATTAAGGAAGAAAGATGCCTAAACACACAAAAGCTGAGCAACGCAAGGCTAGAATAAGCCGCGCTAAATTAAAAATTCGTGGTTTACTAGAACGAGGTGTTTCCGGTAATTTACGAAAACTAAGTGATACAACGCTCGATATAGCGCAACGTGTAGCCCCAAAACTATCCGTTAAAAAGCATGCAGTCAGAAGCGGCGGCAAGAAACGTAAGACAATTACTTCTGGTACTGCAAAGGCTGAAATTAGACGGCGTATTTTTCAGGTTCGCTAGATGCCTTGAAATCTAGCAAATAACTACGTAAACTTCGGATTCGCGGTACCAGTGCGTAATCTGGAACGGAGATTACTATGACTGACGACCTAATTGGTAGTCAACTTGATGGCGTAACGCCGAACTCGCCAATCGGTAGTGAAGATGATGAACATCTCACCGACGAAGAACTTCAAGCAGATCTGGATCGGGATGAGGACGCAAGTACTGATGCTGATGCCAGTGGCACTGAGGACGACGACGAGAAAGATGGCCGTGATCTCAACAAACTACACCGTGAGTTCTCCCGCAAACAGGAGAAGTTCCAGCGTGAAATGACGGAGAAGTTCTCTCAAGCAATGAGCGAACTTACACTGGCATTGAAGGCTACGAGCCAACCCAGTAAGCCGGAGCAGCAGGACGGTAACTCGCTTGATAATTTGTCCGTGAAGCAACTCAAAGACATGAGAAGTCAGGTCCCAGAAGAGCAGAAAGACGCGTTTAGCGATTATCTTACAGAGCGAATTATCTCGGAACAGGTGAACCAGCGTACTCAGCAGGCCACCAAGATTCAAACATTTGAGTCGAGTCGAACAAGAGCTAATCAAATGGCCCTTGATCGGTATCCGCAACTCAAAGAGCGTGGATCAGAGTTTCGAGATGCAGTCGCAGCCGAACTCCAAATCAGAGGCGGCAAATCATATGCTGAATCCAACCCCAGTTCGTTGTTGGATGTAGCAAATGAAATCGCTTCTAACATGGGAGTTCAAGCCAAAGCCACTATACGGACTCGACGTCCGTCGCCTAATCTGCCAAATGCCCGAAAGGGTGCACGGCCGGTGAAAGTTACGGAGACAGAAACTATGTCCGATGAGCAGGCTATGGATATCAAAACTCGACTGGAAGGCTCCATTCCCGGAGTCAAATTCGATATTAAGAAAATCAAAGAGCGTCACAAACTCTACAGGGATAACCAAGACTTATTCGTAAAGTAAGGAGTTCTTCATGAGTACAAAGAAAACGACAGCCAAGACGACAAAGGTAAAGGCCACTGCGGCCAAGTCGGTTGCTACCCCAGCAATCGAGTCTAAAGTCGACGAGCTAACCGAACTCAAAAAGATGGTCAAGGAACTGGCATTAGGCCAGGAAACTTTGGTCAATCGCCTTGAGGCTAAAGAGATCGAGAATCTGGAATACCGCGAAATGCTGGTAGAAATGAAACTCGGTCTTGAGGAACGGGAAGCGGAAGGCGAAGTAATTGAGCGAGATGGGGAAATTGTGTATGACCCATATGACTCCCATGATCCATTTGGAATCTTAGCGAGTATCCCACCTTCGGATGATTATCCAGAAGGTCGTGCGTTGGGCTGGAAAAGCCCGCGTTACAGGGAAAAACGTGGTTGGCGTGGTTGGTTTCCTATTGAACACGGCGACTCGGTAGCAGGCGAAAACGATCAGTTTTTGGCCAACTATATTTCCGATCCGCCCGAACGAATGGTTGGTCCAGATGTTTTGGATAACTGTATTCGGCGCGGCGATATGGTGCTATCCTGGATTGATGCCCGTATTTGGAGCGAACGCCAGCACAAGCGCGAACTACTTGCTCGTAAAAGAACACTTCAAGCTGGATCGGGGAAAACCGAAATCCTGCGCGATGGTGTTGAGATTGTAGGCAAAGGTGCCACAAAGTCTCATAATCCCCGGAGGGAATTTAATATTCCCGCGCCGATACCTACATACACTACGCCCGAGGGCAACGTGGATAAGGTTCGATCGGCATTTCCGGTATTGCGCAAAACCACTGAGGACTAATTCTCATGGCTAATAGTGATATTGCCTTGGGCTTTCGTGCAGTTCGACCCGAATATGGCACGGTACCCAAGTTGGAGACTTTCGTAGTTGCCACTACAGAGGTAATTTATGAAGGTGCTCCGGTCTGCATTGACGATGATGGCGAGATTATCGAGTACACAGATACTCTTGCGGTTGCTGGCAAAGTGATGGGTGTAGCCGCTCACTATGTGAGTGGAACCCAAACTGACCGAGAACTCCAGGTTTATACAGATGTAAACCAGGAGTATGAACTCCAGGTTGATGATGCTACTCTTGCTTCTAAGGCAGATAGTATTGGTCGGCTTTTTCAACTCACGAATCCCGCAGCAGGTAACTCTACCACGCTACAATCCACCGCTGAAATCGACGCCGATACAGGTGCCTCGGTTACTGGTGTGACAAATAGCGATGTAACACCTGTCCGTATTGAGCGTGAATCGGAGCAAATTAATAACGAGAAAAACGTTGCGTTTTCCCGCTATATCGTTCGCTTTATCCCCGGCGTTATGCTGCGCGGTCTTGCGACTATCGGTATCGGTGCGACGGAAACCATCGGTAACTAATCTAAAGGAGATTAAATTATGGCTAACGCCGGAACTGTTATGCTGAGAAATCAGTATACCGATCTCTTCACGAGTCGGTTGCCGTTTCTCGACGAAATCCTCTACGAGCTGTTTGACGCTCCCTCGCTGACGTACACGGAAGTGTTCAATCTGCGCGATAGTCGTCGGGCTTTTGAGGAAATCACCGGAATCACCGGGTTCGACCAGTTCTCAATTAAGTCTGAGGGCGATAGTGTTGAATATGACAAGTTGCTGCAGGCGTATGACAAACGCTTTAAGCACCTTACTTACGCCAAAGGTTTCCAGATTTCTCTGGAAGCTATGGACGACGACATTGACGGTGCGATCTCGGACGCGGCCCCTGCGCTTGCCCGAATCGCCAAGAACTCGATTGAAACCGATGCATTCGGTGACTTCAACCTCGGGTTTTCGTCGGTCACGACTCCTGATGGCGTGTCGTTTTTCAACTCGGCGCACCCGCTTGTTGGCGGAGGTACATTCAGTAATATCGTCGCAGGTGACTTTGCTCAGGGTACTCTTGAGCAGGCCATCAATATTTTCGACGATACGAGAGATGAGCGAAATCAGCTCGTTGATCTGGATGCCGCTATTTTACTTTACCCTCCGAAACTTCGGTGGGTTATTCACGAAGTCCTGCAAAGTCAGCTTCGTTCCGATACGGCGAACAACGCCACTAACGCACTGAACCAGATCGGCATTAGGCCGCTCATGTCCAAGTACCTCACGGGCGAGGACGATTGGTTTGTGGGTAGTGAAAGTTCGCGGCATCGCCTCATGTTCTATTGGCGGATGGAGCCGGTCTCTGACCATACGCTTGATTTCGACAGTGGTAACATGAAAACGAAAATGACCTACCGTCAGAGCCACGGTCCCGCCGATTGGCGCGGCTGGGTTGGCGGACAGGGCGCGTAATTAGAATGGGGCGGATAACCGCCCCTTTTCTAACCATCTGTCATTTAGACTCACCTTACCTTGGGTGAAGGAAGCCGCAAGCTGATAGATTGACAGAGACGAAAGGTATACCAATGGGTATAACTAATTTTGATATTGTACAAGCCAACCTCTTTTTGGGCGGCATGTTTGCTACACAGGGTAATGTATATTACGTCAATCCGCGAACTGGTTCAGACAACAACAGCGGTAAGTCTCCTACTAATCAAAGTACGGGACGAGATCGTAATGACGGCCCGATGAAAACCGTTACGGCGGCTTATAATCGAACGACTACCGGGCAGAACGACATTGTTGTACTTCAAGCCGCAGGCGCCTCGGTAAGTGATACTACGAGCCTGATCTCTGAGACTCTCACATGGAGCAAGAATAACACGCATTTGGTTGGTCTTGGCGCTGATAGTATGGTTTCACAGCGACAGCGAATCGGACTAATATCAACAGCTACCGGTGTAACAAGTTTGATAAATGTTACTGGTACTGGTTGTAAGTTTCAGAATATCCACTTCTTTCATGGCGATATTAACGACGGAACTTCCATTGGCCCGGCTATTCAGGTCACTGGTAATAGGAACGTATTTGACAATTGCCATATTGCAGGTATGGGCCATTCCTCGCTAGTAGGCGCGGGCGGTACATCACTGAAAATTGATGGTGGGTCCGAGAACTTCTTTAAGCATTGTACGATCGGGCTGGATACGATTGCCCGTGATGCATCCGCTGAGGGTGAAATTTGGCTCGATGGAGCGGCTACCCGTAATATCTTTGAGGACTGCCTAATTACGGCATTCATCTCAAACGCAGGGTATGAGCACGTAGTTTTTGAGGATGCCACGGCAATTGATCGCTATGTGATGTTCAAAAATTGTATGTTCTATTCAATTTCTGCGAACAATGCAACTCCTCAAGCCGATATCATGGAGTTCAAAGCCAATCTTACTCAGGGTCACGTTATCCTGATGGGTTGCGGATATGCAACTGATGATAATGGTTGTGAGTGGTCTGCGGGCGAAGGTTCGATCAGAAATACTGCCCCTGACTCCGGTACGAGTGCATCCGGTGGCGAGGGTACGATTCTCTAGTATACAAGTAATCGGGGCCGGTCAATAAGGATCGGCCCCACTTTTGGAGATTACGTGGCAGCAACAAAATGGTTAAGTAGCAGTCCGCGCGGACTTGATAATGGCTCGGATTACGCTAATGCATGGGGCGATATTAACGACTGGTATGCCTACTTGAACGCCAGCGGCACCAAGGGCGATATTCTTAATATCGTTAATGACGGTACGCATACGGCCCCATCATCGCCAACGGCAGTAACTACTGCATTTGCTGGCACTGATTATGACTCCGATCCTGGGTTTGTTATGCGGGGCACGGACAGTGCTGGTGTAGCTGCGCTTACGACTATAGAGAGTGCGGCATCTGCGGGAGGACGCCTCGCGGACATTCGCAATGGAGTGGCGTACATAAGTGTCATGGGGCTTAACTATGACATGAGTACTGCTGGTGTAGACGTATCCGAGATAATGCGTATACGCGGTAATACGGCCGGGCCGGTACGAGTCAAGGCTTGCCGCATCAAGGGTTATGACGATAATGATGCCACTTTCGCAGATGATGTACGGAATATTTTTGCGTTCAATTCTTCGGCTCCTAACGATTGGGGAGAATTATCATACTGCGTACTGGAGAACGTTGCATTGCCCGTAGATTGGATTCAATCTGGAGCAACTATAAAGGGACGTGCGCATCACAATGTTATCTGGATCAAGAATGACTATAACGGGACGGTATCTAATTCCTGGGCATTTAGTGCAGCAGCAGCTGCCGGAAACATTGTAGAGTTCTACCATAACACACTTTATTACGATCTAACTGATACGACCGGAACAATCGCACATATCTTAAAGGCCTCTCCGGCCAGCGGAGATTATGGCACCGTCAATTGGCACAGTAATCTCATGTGGATTGAAATTGCTTCTGTGGCGGCAACACTGGTAACCTCGGTTTTTGGAGGAATAAGTGGCGGCTCCACAGCGACAAATATTGGTACCATCGGCTATAATGTAATTCAATTCGGCCCGAGTATATCTGCCGGAGAAGTCGCAGATATTTACGAGCCACCGTGGGACGATGGCGAAGATCCCAAGAGCACAGACAACGTGGCCTACGAGGTCGCGGATACCGTACCGTTCCTTGATCCCTCAACTACATTTTTGTGGGACGACGTAGACTCGACCGGATACGATTTAACGGTTCCAGCTGATCTACGTCCAATTATTCACCGTACTGCAGGCGAGAGCAGCAGTATACCCGGCGCATTGCCGTCCGGCGAAACCGATTATACAGTAACTATAACAAGTGATAGCCTAAACCCGGAACCAGAGGATAATGTCCAACTTACCATCATTATCGCAAATAGTGGAACATCTGCAACGAGTGTGGAAGTTACTGCAGCAATACCTGCAGGCCTTGCTTATATTAGTCATAGCCCGACCGCTGGAACCTATGTTTCGGGAACTGGACTCTGGACGCTACCAACTCTTGCGGACGCCGCGTCAGAAACCTTGGTTATCAACGTCCAAGTCGACGCCGATCAGGCTGGAAACAGTATTGACTTTACGGCCACACAAACAGATGGAAGCCCGTCGATTGATCCAGTACCCGGAGACAACACAGATACCGTTACATTGTCCATTGTGGACGCGGGTGATCCGGGCGATCCAGGCGGAGATGGGGCTATCCCATTCCTCGATGTATTCCCGATCTTCACGGATGTCTGGACGATAGATATAAATAGCTGGATGAAAACCAGCAAAAATCGTATACAACAACATGCACTTCGATCAAACCGGGAAGAGCGTTTGATTAGGGAGATTTCCCTTCGGCGCATTAGTTTGGCACCGTCAACTACAATAGAGTTGAATATTGGCGGGATTAAAACCGGGCACTATCTAATGGTAGATTCTACTGAGGTAGTGGCCATATCCGTAGGTCAAGGCAGTACAGACGATAACTATTTGCCTGACGCTACGTTTCTATTTATTGGCGGCGGCACTTTTGAGCGTATCGCCATACAGAACAATTCGTCTACTGATACGGCGGAGATTATTATAGGAGTAACAGACTAATGGGAAAGACTAATTCGTTTCGCCCAGAAACTTTAGTTATAAGAAGCCTTAGCATAGTTCCAGCAGCAAGTACAGATTACACAGTTAATTTACCGGCCGGATCATATCATATATTAATTGTCCTAAATGCTAATGTCACCGGAGGTACGACTGTACTCGATACAATTGTAAAATATGGGGATAGTGGGCAGACCGTTGTAAGTGCCATTGATTTGCAGATATTGGAAGAAGATGATGCCGCATTTATTACAGCTATTACTTTAGCTGCCGGAATTTCTGTCCGGATGGTTCGAGTCTTTGATATTACTGGAGCAGCCGATACCGGCATCTCGCCATTGGTAATACCCCATGGATTCCAATTTTCGGTAACCAAAGGTGGCGCTACAACTGGTGAAAAACTAGAAATTGAAGTTATTGCTACAAGGGTTACCTAATGAACGCCCTAGAAATACTGAACGAAATTGCTGACCGCCTCGGCTGGCCACAGATTGAGACTCTCGATAAACCGCCGCTGACCAAGGAAACCCGGAAACTGCTCCGTCTCCTGAACCGAGTATTACAGACCATCACCGGGATTAATGATTGGCCTCTTCTACGGGCCGATGGAACAATCGTGACGCTGGCTAAAGAGACTAGCGATTTGACCGATGGTTCAGAAGAGTACGTAACCGCGACTCTGAATAGCGACGTTATAACCGTTGACAACGCTACGTTCGATCAGACCTATATCGGGCGGGCCTTTCAGATAGCGGGCGATAACGTTGTATATCGAATTATCGCCGTCCCAGCGCCAACGCAATTGCAATTGAATCGAGCATGGGTAAGCGATAGCATTGTGAGCGGAGACGAGCGAATCTATACAATTGCCATGGATCGTTATGCCCTACCAGTAAACTTCGATCGGCCTCTGACAGATATCCAAGGCTTCTTTGCTCCTTATAGTATTCTTCCGATATCCCCGGATGAGTTCTCAGAAATCAGGCGTAGAGAGCGCGGAATTACCACGGGAGAACCTCGGCGATATACGATCTATGGGATGAATGATAATGAGACAGCGTTTCTTATACACTTTCACCCATATCCAGAGGACCAGCGAATTCTGGCATATCCGTATCAACGCCTTCACCGAGAGATTAACTCGGATAACGACAAAATTCTCTTTCCAAATCGTTATGTTGCTCCCATCATGGAGATGGTTTTACAGTTAGCACAGCGCGACTATGAGGACGATGCCAAGGTTGAGCGTACATTGGTTGACATGATTAACACGTATAATCAACAAGTCGCCAATCCAGACGTAACAGGGTCGCGCAGTATTATCCGCAAAACTGGTCGCATACGTCGAGGTATTCAAAGGTCTTTTGGATTTGGCGGGCATAGACTAAATTGGGGTAGCCATTTTGATAAGGTTGACAATTTTAATTTGGATCACTAATGGGCAATAAGAGAACTGGTAGACTTGAAACAACGATTCGCTTGCACCCGTACCGCGATGGTCTTGCAACAGCTGGGCGTCAAACCACCATTCCTGAAACGGCCCTATGGCAAGCAAAGAATATTACGACGGAGTTGGACGGCCTAATCAGCAAGCGTCCCGGTTTGCGTCAGTGGGGCCAGACACTTCTGGTGCCGAATGAACTAGACACCGATAGTACGATTCAGCAATTTGTTGACTTCTTGACTGGAACAGCCGGTTTTGTCGAAACTGATACCAGTGGCGACAAGGTAACGACCGCGGTAGACAAAGGCGCCTTACGCACCAATGTGCAAGATGATGCCGGAACCGGCAATCTTCTTCTCAGTTATGCCGTAGGGACAGTCTCTACGGGTAACGACTGGTCATTGCGTTTTCTATTCCGAGGTACAAATCTTCCGACCTACAATGGTTCCGATACCGATCCACACACCTTTGTAGTGCGCGGACAAGGCGCCATAGGGACTGGCAAGGAATTCGCCATCTATGAGGGCGGCTTGTACTATAAACAGGACAGCGATGATACCTACGTTTTGATTATTGGAACAGAAAACGTTGGACTCGGTGGCTGGCAAACAGTAGAAATTCGCGTTGATGATAGCGGAGGCGGAGTAACTAACGTTTATATTAATGATACTTTAGTCACTACTACGTCTATCACTAGTTCACTCATAAAGGACGTGACGCTAACAGGGACCTCAACATTTGAATTTCAATGGATGGTCGAAGGAACTGCTCAATATAGTACACAAGTTACCACGCCTATGTACAACGATTCGACGGTAAATCCCTTTAAAGTAGTCGAAGTTGTGGCCCTAAAAAACTTCCAGTTTACAA